CGTTGTAAGAAACGATAGAGGGCAAATCATAGGCACTAAGGCCTTTAAAACAATATAAAGGGGGTGATAGTATGGCAAAATTTATATCCGTTGAAGCACCAAAGAATTGGTATCCAAGACCTGGTGAATTGATTGAAGGTGTTAGTGGTAAAAGGAAATATAGAGGGACTGTCCTGGAATCCAAAAAGAAAAAAGGGAAGCCTGCAATATTCCAAAGGCACGGTGCAGTGCTATGTTACATTGAGACTCCAGAGGGGACAAAAAAGGCCATATATGAAATTAAACCAATAAACCATTAAAGGGGGTAGAGTTATGGAAAAATACATAATTGTAAAACAACACGAATGTGTGAAGTACCAAAACCTATCAGAAGAGATAAAAGAGAAAGTGAGAAATGAGCACAACGAGAGACTGAATTATTTTGACTGGTACTCTCCAGTTGTAGAGGGATTTATTGAGGACATGAGAGAATATGGAGTTGAAGTGGATAAAGACAATGTCCAATTCTCCATCGGATACTGCCAAAGCGATAGCGCTGCATGGAGCGGCGAGCTGGCGGATATCAAAAAATACGTCAAAAACTTTGGAGATAAAAGATTTGGTAGGATAATCCAGGCACTTGTGGAGCACGGAATAATATATTCCATTGAAGCTGGAATAAGACCATTTGTATGTCAAGACAGTAGCGTTGAAATAGAGAATTACTACGACGAAGACCTAGAACCTGTTATTGAGGAGCTAAAAGAAACATACGAGGACATCACAATTGAAGAGATAGAAGAGGCCATTAAAAACTTCAAAGAGGACTGGAGAGAATTCTGTAAAGACAAGGCAAGAGAATTATATGATAAGCTAGCCGAGGAGCTACTGTATCAAATGTCGGACGAGGCGCTGACAGAATATTTTGAAGCTAATGAATATGTTTTTGACAAGCAAACAGGCGAAATGTTTCACCTTCCAACGGAAACATATGTCAAGGTTGAATGTTAAAAAATACTGGAAAGAGGGAAACTCTATATCCCTCTTTCCAGTAAAAATTGTCAATAATAAAAAACAAAATAAGGGGGCAAGCCATGTTAGAATTAAAAGATGTCTTAAACTGGGGGAGTTTAGACATAGAAGCATTGAATGAATTGATAGAAAAAGCTGAGTTATTAGAGATATATCCAGAGGATATAAGAGAATATATTGAAAATAACTATATGAACGTGACCGATATCAATAGCTGGTTTCATGGAGTAATGTCTTTGATGTTCTACAAGATTGTCAATACTATAAGAAACATATTAGACGAGGACGACGAGGAGCACAGAGAGCTTTTAAACAAACTCCAGGAATGGGAAGACGATTTCTCACCATACATAAACTATCTGGATAGCTGGTTTAATAATCCTTTAGACGAAATTGACTGGAAATCCGTAGAAACAAGCGAGGATTTAATAAACAAAGTAATTGAAATCCTAAAATCAGAAAGGGGGGATGTATGTGAGTAAAAAAGAAGTCTTATTGAAACACGTATATCCATTCAAAACAGACCTTAGTAAAGAGGAGCTAAATGAATGGATATACAAAGAAGGATGGACATTGGACGACTTTATTGTTGAATTGTTGGAAAGAAAGGTTACAAATGAAGCTTTGTTATTGAAATTCTTCGACCTTGAAGCCTTTAAAAAGTACATAAAACGCTGGGTAAAAGAGACTCCAGAGGGTCTCTTAATTAAAAAAAGCTTTAAAAAAGTTTTAAACCTAAAAATCTAAAAAGGGGGTAAAACCATGTTAAACAAAGAAAAAATGGAAATTGCTTTAAAAGGACTAATTGAGCTTGAAAAAAGGAAGAGGGAGTTGGAAGGGAAAATTAACAAACTAAAAGAACTGCTACTAAATAACGGATTTGAAAAGGCTGAAATTGGAAAAGTAAAAATCACAAAGGTTACTCCAAATCCCACGCTGCAAATACCATACGTAGCACTGGAACCAGACGACGCTGAAGCTATAAAAGACGAAATCATTGTTAATCTTAACACCGTAAAAAAGGCACTTGGAAATGCTGGATATAAGAAGTATGCTAGCTCAAACGCAGTGATAAGAAAAGAGAGAAAACCTTATATTGCAGTCAAAGGACTCTAAAAAGAGGGCGCTTATAGCGCCCTTACCAAAAAATCCCATACAGGAGAGGAGATGTATGTCAAGCAAAAATCTGAAAAAACTCTGGAAACATTATAAAGGGAAAGGGACATTTATCCTTCCAGAGGAAGTTAAGGAAAGAAAAAGATTTCTAGCCTACCAAATTATGTGTGCTAAAGCTAACTCTGGAAAGGGACATTTTGAGGACGCTTATCAAGAGGAAATGGATATTGTATTGTCTAAACTTCCATTGAAGCTCAAACCGTTCCAAAGAATACCAGTATTTATAGGCTATAAATGTGGGATAGGAGCATTTTATTTGACTATGGGGGCGGGAAAAACAGTCATTGCCCTGTCTATTATTTTTTTACTCCAGAAGCTAAAGAATAAAGGGAAAAACCCATTAATAGTCGCACCTAAAAGCGTCCTTAGAGAATGGGAAGACGAGCACAAAAGATTTTTTGCTAGTAAAGGCCATAATCTAAACATCACACTTACTACCTATGAAAGCTTACACAAAGTGACCAAACCTATTGATATTGTAGTCTTTGACGAATCCCAAAAAATTAAAAATCCAAAAACACAGTTGTTTGAAAACGCAGTCAAGCTAATCAAAAAGAATAAAATCAAGCTTAGGTTTACACTTACAGGAACACCAGACCACAACACATTGATTGATACATTCACGCAAACAATTATCCCTAATCCATTCAGTTTCCAGAAGTCCTATTCAGCCATAATCAAGGACTATTTTTACGTGCTGGATATGGGACAATATCAGTCAATCAAGCCTACAAAAAGAGCAATTACATATTTCAAGCAAGTCCTAAATAAAAACTCAATAATCCTTACAAAAAGCCAGCTAAAAACAGAATCAAAATATCCAGTGCTAACAAAGAAAGTTGGAGTTGATTTGAATGCAAAACAAAGGAAGCTATTAGAAGTATTTCAAGACGAGCTTGAAATGGCACTATTTGCCTCACAAATGAATGTTAGCCAATTGAAGCACGCACTAATCAAAGAAGTCCAGATATCCTCTGGATTTCTCAATCTGGAAGAAGGAAAAATACTTAACTTTCCTTCTCAAAAGCTAGCCGTTGCATGTGAAATTATACGTAGGAATATCCTTAAAAACCAACAAATAATCGTTTGGGTGACGCTAATTAAAACAGGAGAAAAAATCTTACACGCTTTCCCTCATGATGCTATGTTTATCCACGGACAAGTACCGAAAAAGAAAAGAGATGCAATAATTTCAGCATTTAAGCAAGGCCGTTTCAAAATTCTTGTAATGCAGTTAAAGACAGGATACTTTGGACTCAATTTACAATTTGTAAATAAAATGATTTTTGTTGAACCAGACTGGAATCATTCCAACATTGACCAGGCCATCGCAAGATGCGCCAGAGAGGGACAAACAAAGCCAGTAATAGTCTATAAAATGTACTCCAAAGAAACGGTTGAAGAGTATATGTGGACTGTGGTAGAAAATAAAGCGAAAATTTCAAAACAAGCAGTCACCTCATACTTCATGACAAGAGTTAAGAAAAAATAGAAATAAAAATCTAAAATCATAGGGGGTTTTTAAGTTTATGCTTGACATTAAAAATAAAAAGTCAAGGGTAATTTTAAAAAAGATACAAGACTGTCTTACTAAAGAACCGACAAATTATCTGTTCCTTCCAGGGTATAAACGTGGATACAGAGAGATTGATATTATTGAAGCCACAAAAAAATATATACGGTATGAAATGAATGAGAAAATTTATAAAGCCAAGACTGATGTGGAAATTTTTATCAAGGCCGAAAAGGTAAAAACGTTTGAAGCCCTTTGGAATTTATTCTGGAAGATGGGAATAGCATGGAATATTGAAGCCGATTATTAAAAACCTAAAGGAAGGAAAAATGATAAAGTAAAATAATAAATAAAAAAAGGGGGAAATAATGTCGGATTGTCCGAAAACAGTTGAATATAAATTCAAAGACGATGAAGTTTTTGCAAGACATAAATATGATGGCAATGTTTATATCCTCTACACCACTGTTAGACCTTCGCTTGCTGAAACTTTGGTTGCAAGTGGAATAGAAAAGGTCTTTGTTTATGTGAGAAATATTTGCTTGAGCTATCTTCATTCAGATAAGAAATATGACCACTTCTTTTATCGTGTGGTGAAAATTGAGGTCTGTCCAGAGTTAAACTACGTAAAAGTTTATTGTTTGGAAGATTAAACTAGGGGTCTCCTTCCCTTACGGAAGGGGTTCCGACCGCCAGGAGGATGATGTGAAAACTATATTTATCGCAACAAAAAATTACCCTGACCAAAGCAGACTATTATTAGCTTTCACTTCACTAAAAGAGGCAAGAACTTTTATTGAAGCCCAACCAGATTTCACCGAATGGGAATTACCCACGGTAACTACCACGCATAAAGAGAAGAAAATCTGGTACTCTATTAGAAAGGTGTCTTTAAAAAGAAAAAAGAAAAGAAGGTTAAAAAATTTTTTAAAGTCGTTTTGCTGGCACAAATGGAAAATAGTTTACAAAGAAGAGCCACAAGAATTTTTGGGGGAAACTATATATGATTATAATGCGGAGTTTAGAATATGTGAAAAATGTGGAGCAGTCCAAACATTCGTCTCTGCCTATGATGGTTATGGACCTACAATGGAATGGACTCCATTACGTAAAGATAAAGCAGATATTTTAAAAAAGAAAATTGAGGATAAAGGTAACTATTACATTTTAAAAACTGAAAACCTTCAAAATAAAAAAGGAGAAAAAAAATGAAATGTTTTTACCACAAAGGTGACTTAGACGGATGGTGTTCTGCAGCAATTATTAAATACAAACTCCCTCAGTGCAAGCTAATTGGACTGGATTACGGAGAACCGTTTCCCTGGGAAAAAATCAAAAGAAATGAACCTATTTACATGGTAGATTTTGCTATCCAACCACTGGAAGAGATGGAGAAGCTTAATCAAATTGCATATTTGACGTGGATTGACCATCACAAAACGTCTTTAGAATTTCTCAGAGAACGAAACCTAACCATAGCCATTAAGAATCGGATAGACCTTAAAAAAGCTGCATGTGAAATAACATGGGAAGAGTTTATCCCAGACAAGCCAATCCCTATAGGTGTCCAATTATTAGGACGATACGATGTCTGGGACCTAGATTGTAGCCCTGATATTCTTCCCTTCCAGTATGCCATGCGTACCTATGCTCCAGACCCAGGAAACTGTAATGACCTTGAATTTGATAGCTGCTGGAGAAGGATATTTGAAAACGACTGGAATTATATAGATAAGCTTATTGAACACGGAAAGATTATTCTAAAATACAAAGAAGCTGCTGACAGAGAATATTGCAAGGCCTTTTGTTTTGAGACCAAAATAGAAGATATCCCAGCGTTAGCAATTAATAAAGGACGTGGAAATAGCCAATTATTTGAAAGCATGTGGAATCCAGACACACATCCTATAGTCATTACCTTTGTTAGGTTAAAAGACTATTGGACCATTAGCCTTTATACTGTTGAATCAAGCGGGATTGATGTATCAAAAATTGCCAGGAAATATGGTGGAGGAGGTCATAAATGCGCTGCAGGATTTCAAGCAAAAGATATTAGTTTCAAAGATGGTAATATGCACGTAAAACCTTTAAAATAACACCTGCTGGAGGAGGATAATGTTCCACGCATGGAGTCGTTTTTTTGCAAGCTTTCAAAGAGTTGCTTGGCTACAACTCCCATTAAAAATAATAAAGAGAGTTCCAATTGATAATTCTCACAAACTTTCAGAAAGAGATGTCTTCTACTTAAAAAGACCTCTGGAAGAGAAGAAGGTGTTTTTGTCCTCTAAAAGGAAAATTTTAAAAAGATAACAGGAAAGCAAAATGGCAAGCGTAATCTACATAGAAACCTATTCGTATTACCCTCCAGAAGGCTACGAATTGATAGCACACAACATCACAATACACGACATAGACAAGTTTGAAGAAGCTGACCTGATAATCGGATACCTCCACCAGAGAGAAGGTAGGGTCTTTGATGTGTGGAAAAAGAAAAAATAGTTAATACTATTAAGCAAACGCCCTTTTCTAATAAGCAAAGTATAGGTCTAGCTACACATCTACACAAAGTAGTTAGACCTATACTTTATAGCATTCATAAAATTTTCTCGATGAAAAATACTATCCTTTATTTTTTTCTGTATTGACAAAATTATATTTTAGAATTTTTGTTGACAACCTTGTCAGTAACCCTTCGTGAAAAGTATTCTTCTTAAATATTTACCTTGACAATTTTGTCAATGATTATCCAGCAAGATTTACTTCAAAGTAACACGAATTTTACTATTTTTATGCAGGTAAAGCATACAACAATCCGTGGAATTTTTTTTCAAAAATTTTTCTGTCAACTAAAATGCTATACAAGGTTGACCACAAAGTGTGCTACAAATTAATTAATTTGTAATACGGGGTAATAATTTCAATAACTTACAAAAATGGGTGTATATACGATATAGTTAACACTTGGTTAACAGTTAACACTTAGTTAACACTTTTGAGACACTTTTTTGAGACACTCAATGTCAACTAATTTTTGAAAAAAGTTTTGAAAAAGTGTATAACGCATTGAAATAATTTAGCAAAACGGCAAAAGCACCCAAAAACAGTTAAGTAATTGAAATAATTAAATAAACCTAGTGCGTATTTTCAGTAACACGAATTTAAAAAATACGCACGGACACGAAAGGTGATTAGTAACACAAAATGGTGTTTACAACCATAAATTAAACAAAATCAATAACTTACAAGCATAGATTATTGACATATATACATATACTGCACATAAATTTTTGAAATTTCAATGATTATCTAATGATTTCAATAAGTTAAATATAAAATTAAAGATAAAGAACGGATGTCAACAATAAATTAAAAAAGCAAAAATAATCATCAATAATTTCAAAATGTTACAACAGTAAAGCATAACTTTTATAAGAAGCACTTGACATTTTTATATACAAGTAAATATGCGAAATCGCTAGTAAAATACGACTTTTCTAAAATAATCTTGACAATTAAAAATTAACCCATGCAATAACTATACCCTTGAAAAATACGCTTGACAAAAATTCTATAAGTTATTGAAATTATTTGGTTTGCACCAAAGTATCGGAGCAAAAAGGTGTCAACCACAAGGTTTGAAATTTAAGGTTGACATTATACGAGAACATATATGTATGATTTACACATACGTATATGTATAATTTACATATAATTTTTTAAATAAATTTTATGAAAAATCGTCTGCACCAATCTATCGGTCACTTGTACCAATCTATCGGACTCACATTGTAAACGCTGTCCAATATATTGAAATAACTGGGGATATAAATGAGACACTTTTCAAAATTTTGAGACAACCGTATTATATATATAATATAATATATAGCTGGGAGATAAGTAGTTGCCCCAGAGTCCAGTCGTTGCATAGACCGAAGGGTAGGAGGGGGAAAGATTTTTTTTATCAATCAAGGTTAAGAGAAGCCCCGCCCAAATTAAAATATTTAATAATTTCAATATGTTACATATTTTATAAAAATTTTATTTAATAATTTCAATATGTTATAAAATCACTACTTTTTATGTTTTTCCTTGACATTTTCTTTACTCTAAATTTTTGCGACAACTTGTCTTCCTCTCCAGAAATAGGGTGGGGTAGCCCACCTTCAGATGGGCGTGACGTGCAAATTTTGGGGCGGATTTTGGCTTTAACCTGTTATTGTATAGTTTGATATAGGTCAACGTGGTTCGAGCCAAAATAAGGGCAATTCTGTGCGTCTCAGCTAATTTTGAAATGATTTCAAATACTTACAAACAGAATTTTTTTACAAATTTTTACTTGACTATACGACACGTATTGACTATATACTATTTGAAATCACAATAAATTGCATGTTTTTCAACCATTTTAGTCAAGGAGGACAACAATGAAACAATTTGGTTGGATAAAAATTAAGTCAGGGCCTGTTTTTGTAGCTCCTCCACAAGAATATGCGACCGAGGAAGAATTTACTGAATTTATAAACGACCTTGTTTACAATGAGCATTGGGGAGTTTTGTATGCAATGGCGCATGTTCTTGGCGGGTTTCTCTCCTCCAGATATTTGCTGGAGGATGGATATAAGGCGCTGCTTCTAAAAACACCTTTTTGTCTTTATATTACTGGAATATATGACGAAACGTTTGTAGGGGAAGTAGCTAAAAAATTTAGAAGCATTTTTTACGATAAGCATACAAGACGTGTTTGTTATTATACGTATGCTCCTACGAGAGATTCTGAAGGAGCACTTAATCTCCCTCCAATCTTTGGCTATCCAGCTAATTTTCACGAGGATGGTGGTGGAAATGTTTTACGTGCTATTACACGTAGATGGTCAGCAGATTCCGAATGTTTTACTTCTACCGTTCTTTCATCCCAGGATTGGCTTGAATGCTACGATAAATGTATGTCTTCTCAGTATCTCAAAGTACTATTTCTAAAAAACGTTACTTTACCGATTACCTGGACAAGTGATGAGATAGACTTTGTTTATAATATTAACAAACATAACAGACTTGCGTATCCGATTCTTCCGAAGATTCCGTTATTGAAAGGTTTTTTGAAGAAAATTGATACGGGTCGTATTGTTAGGCGCTTGCTTTTACAGAAAATTTTTCCTAATGAATTTGTTCGTCTTAATGCAGAGCGTTCGCTTATATACATTCAAGCCCTGGAGTATTTGTTGAATAGTGGTTTTAACATGAACATCTCGTTAATTGAGCCTATGTCTCAGTATATTTTAAAATTCTATGACTCTTTAAATGGAGTCCTTCCTAACGTCAGTGTCCGTCGTACTAAGTTGATTAAACTGATAAATAAGTTTACTGATTTACTTAGACGTGACCCTATTCTTTCATCCCAGTATGTTTGTAAAGAAGGGCGTAAATACTTTTACGTTACTACTGCATGGGTAGATAAGTTTGTAGAGTTCTGCTGGGAAGAAGGAAATATAAAATATAAAGGGTCGAATGATTTATTTTTGGATTTTATAACCGCAGGAATAGTGTCTAGGAGTAGTGAGCTTATAGCAAAGCATGGATATGAGACTGTTTTTAGGGCTGGAAAAGAAAGATATTACGGCTATAAATTAAATAAAGTTATTGATTTAAGTAGCTTAGTGGATGAGGATTAAAGAATTAAATTTTTCTCTTTTAAACTTTCTGACATTGTGTTAGTTCTTTCAATCAAGGAAAAAAACGTAAAGGAGGGTAGCTTATGAGTAAAATAGTAACCATCTATTCAAAAGTTTACTTGGATTCTTTGCTAGCTGCTTACCTGACCATGCACTCTGTAGGCGCAGAGTTGATTGCATATAATGGTGAGGTAACATTGGAAGAGGCCTATGATAAGGCATTGGCTCAAGAACCAAACACTATATACTTTATTTCGCCAACACATCGCATAGACAGAAATGCCTTTCCAAAAGATACCAAGATTATTGAATTTGTTCCCTCCAGCCTAATTAACGATGAATTTCCAGCATATGAGGGGACTATGGAAGCTAAAGAAAGTTTGTTAAAGGCAGTTTTCTTATATTTCAACCGAAATGCACAACTCCCAGAGCTTTTTGGTCTTATTAATCGTGCTGTTGTTGCAATGAATGATTTAGAAAGACCTATTGCCTCCCTTCCAGATGATACTGTGCTGACCTACCTAGGCCTAGAGGTATTTACTAAGCTACATCCAATGGAAATCTTACAAGTAATTAGAGGGAGAATTCCCGTTCAAATGTTTAAATACGTAGGAAATTCTGTAGTTTATGCTATTTTAAAAAATATGGATGTACGAGCTTTATCAGAGAAAAGAGTTACTATCGGTGACAAAAATGGTTGTATTTTTATTTGTAAATGTAGTGAATTTTGTCAAATGCCTATCGCTCGCTTTATATTTAAACTTACTGAATCTGATTTTATAATCCTAGTAAATCCCTCCCCAGATAAAACAGAAATTGCCATGTTTACTACATTTAAACTTGACCAAAAATTTATAAGTAACTTTAAGAATTTGCAATCTGTTTGTTATAGTCCGTACGCATTATACGCATCCTTGAAAAAGGCCAACCTGTATCAATTTGTAAAACAAAATATGCTGAAAAAGACCAATGATAAGCCTAAAACTTCTTCTAAACCTAGTTTATCTAAAAACAAAGACTCCAAAGCATCTAACTCAGAGGAAAAGGAGGCATAAAGTGTATATTCCAGTTCATTTTAAACTTTATGAACTTCTTCCAGAAGATTACTACAATGAAATGTATCCTGTTTTTGGCAACTTTCTATGGAATATTTTTTGTAGGACTGGATTGGAAACAATAGATGCCCTGCGAGAGGAATACGGAAGGATGTTAGCAAATGATTGGTACTGGGGTGGAAAAAACCAGTATAGAGGCTATCGTCCTCCAGAATGTAAAATAGGAGCCAAGTTGTCTCAGCATAGGTTTGGTCGTGCTTTTGACCTTATCCCTCTCGACACAAAGTTAGAGGTGATAAGGCGGGATATTTTGGCTGGGAAGTGGCCTCAAATAAAAGGACTAGAATTAAATGTTTCCTGGCTTCATATAGATTTCAGGAATAGTAGTAGATTGGTTACATTTTCACCTAAATAATAACTTCGGAAGGAGTTGCTCATGTATTTGGTGGTATCAGATATCCACCTATACGAGTCAAACTCGTATAGGGTTAAGGCCTTTCATTCTCTTTTAAAAAAATTAAACATTTATCGTAGAAAATTTAACATCTCTGACCTCGTAATTTGTGGGGATTTTTTCAATAAATACACGTCTATATCAATATCTTCAATTTTGAAAACGGCTTCCTTGTTTAAAAAATTTAAACAAGTGTGGTTACTTTGTGGAAACCATGACACGCCTTATAGAGACACAAAAGAATCTCTCTTAGATATCTTTTCCCTTCTCCAGAATGTTAGGGTAATTAATTCAAGCTGGTATAATGAAGAGGATAACGTTGGGTTTATTTCTTACTATCAACCGTTTGATTCTGATGTTCTTGATTGGTTATATAACTGTAAAATATTATTTACACATAAAGACATTAAAGAGTTAAACAAGTTCAATGATGAAGATTTTGCTATTAGTTTGAATGATTACCCTCAAGATTGTTATGTTTTTAATGGTCACCTTCACCATCACAAAGTAATGGAGTTGAAAGAAGGTGGCCAATATATTCAATTGGGTGCGCCTTATCCTACACGATTTAGTGATGCTTCTGAATTAAACAGATATGTTTTTCTAGTTTCTCCAAATTTAAAAGAGAATTTTACATGGAAGCGGTTTCCTTTAAACATTTGTGCCTACGAAGGGCATAATTTGAAGGCTGCTGAGTTCATTATTCCTTATTCAGAGAAAGATAAGATTGAGGAAGTAAAGTTGGAAAGTCTGGATGAGATGAGGATTCAAAATATGACGGATATTATAGATGCTTTTGAAAAGTTAGAAATTTCAGACAAATTAAAAAGAATCGGTAGGAGGATTATTGAGCATGTTATCAATACAAAGATTGAACCTGACAAACTTTAGAAGCTGGGAAAAAGTAACAATAGACTTTAAACCAGGGATTACAGTAATAAACGGAAGGAATGGGTCTGGAAAGACCTCACTTAGGATGGGTCTTCAGTACGGCCTAACTGGAAACATAGAAAAGCTTACTGCAAAAGATATAATTAGGGAAGGAACTAATAATTTTAAAGTTGAGGTAGAGACAAGTATAGGGAAAATTATACGGAGTAAGGGTAAAAATAGTTTTGTAGATAAAGAAGGGGCTAAAAGGTCTATTAGAGATTTAAGTGTTTTGAATACATTAAGGAAAATAGCTCCTTTTATTTTTCTCACTCCAGAGACCTCTCAATTCATTGACCTTACAGAAGCTAAACGGAAGGAGTTGTTATCTTCTCTTATTGAAGAGATAAAGATTTTCAAACATGATTGTTATGCAAAAGCTAGGGAAATTAAAGCTCATATTGATGAAAAAATTGTTTACTTAGATTCAAAAATAGAGGTTCTCTCTGCCCAGAAAATGGAAGTAGAGGATAACTTACAATCTACTACCGCTTTACTTGAGAAAGAAACTGAGAAGTTAAAGAAAGCAGAAGCGCTTAAGAAAGTCGGTAGGCCTATGACTGAAAAAGAATATTATAAGACAAAAAAGCGAATTGCTTCTTTGAAGGCCAAGTGTAAGGAATTAGAAAATAAATTGAGGGCTACCGAGTTAAAGGAGAAATCAATCACATCTAAACTGGAATCTATAACCTCTTATACAGTTGAAATCGAACTAGAGAAAAATAAAATAGCTGGGTTTGAAGCCAGCATAAGGGATAAGGAAAATCTACTCTCTGGAGCTTACGCCAAATGCCCAAATTGTTTAGAAGAATTAGTATGTGCTAACTGTTCTGAAAAAATAGTAGCTGACAAAGCATTACTTAACAAAACAAAAAAAGAAATTGTCTCGCTCAATGGTCTGCTTAAGGCCAGTAGAAAAAAAGTAGAAAACTTAGAAAAAGTCTGGAGAAAGGAAAAAGCTAAGGCAAGTAAGTTAGATAAAGTTCTTAATTCTTTGAGGGAAACTAGGGACTCGTTGGAAGAAAAACTGAAAACCTTACAGATTTCTATTCCAGAGTTAGAAACTGCTGTTGAGGAATATGAGAAGTGGCAGCGTGCTGTCGAATACTTGGAGAAGTTTTCTAACAAGTCTCTTGTTAAAAGTTTGCGAGAAAAAGTAAAGGTCCTAAAGAAAAAAGATAAGAAGTTAAAGACTGAACTGGAAAGAATCAAGCGACAAAGACGGATTCTCCACAACCTGAGTAAGGATTTCAACCTTCTCACATCCATCTACTCTACTTCCCTTCCAGAGTTGTACTACCGTGAGTTCCTTCAGAAGTTCTCTAAGTGTGTGAATATGTTTGCGAATTACTTAGGTGGGATGAGTATTATTTTTCAAGATATTGGCGACAAACTTTTGACCTTCATTGACGGGCGGGAGTATAGAAAGGCTTCTACTGGAGAGAAACAAAGGGCTAAGATAGCTACTACGTTAGGCTTTTCTGTTCTATATACACACGCAGATACAATTGTATTTGATGAGGTTTTTGATTTGGGTCTTGATGAAGATGGAATCAGTGCCTTGTGTGTGATTTTACAGTCTGTTCTTAAAAATATCTTTTCCAAAATAATTATAATCACGCACAACAAACGTCTGTTGGAAGAGCTTCAGTATGATAACTTGTTCTTAATTGAAAAAGATGAAAACTCCAAAACATCTACTTTAATCACACCTTAGCTTAAATTGAAGGTGGAAAAAATGTTAAGAGACCCGTACCTTTCTTTTAGGGAGTATTTGTCGCCTTCAGAATATAATGAAGAGGTGTATAAACTTTTGAAATCCATCGAAGAAAAAGTGGATAAAGAATTAAATGAGAAGAAAAGATTTGAATATACATTTAAACTTCCTGGAGTTTTCTTTAAATATCCACCATTTGTATTGGTGTCAGAAGAACAACTAAAAAAGCAGATTCCACCGCATAAAAGGCGTATAGTTGCAGAATTTAAAACTTATTCCTACGAAATATATTTTAGTAAGCCCTCATTATTACTCCCTAAAAACATAAAACATATGGTGGCTATGTGGAGCCTTCCCCACTACCCTGGAGTGAAAGTGGTGGGGAAGGATAAAACACAAGTTAAGATAAAGGTAAAAAAGAGCATCTTTCCTTCCAGAAAGATAAGGGAACAGGTGGTAAGATATGTTAAGGAAAAAAATGTATTTTACGCTATCTACAAAAACAGAAGATTTCCATTCATTCCAATATTTCATGTAGAAGAATCTAAATACGAATATGTTTTCTCATACCATCGGAATTTTTTTAAGGGATATGCTGAAGGTTACGGGGATTTGTTTTTTAAAACAGGAAAAAATTATGTTTTTGACTACTTGCTTTTGCTACTCAAAGGTGACCCTACTAAGAAGATAACAAAAAAAGTTCTACATACTTTTTCATTGTCAATAAGTACATCTCCCTTCTTTCGAGATAGACAAAATTTACTAATAAAAAAATTTTTAAATTTTCTAAAGAATGTTGGTTGACAACAAATCACCTATATATTATATATACTTCATACACACATTATGAATAGGAGGACGTGGTGAAGGATACTAGTATGGAGCTTTTAGAGGAGCTGAAAGAATTAGGATGTAAGTGCGAACTGTTAAGGAAGTATCTTAACTCTTATAGGATTTTTACGTATGTGTGTAAGGTGGAGGGTGACTTAGTGATTGTGAATACTCCTCATTTATACTGGAGGGAAAAGTTGCCTCGTCCTGTTTATTACTCTCGTTGCTTCAATGAGCTTTTAGAAGAAGGGGAGTTTGAACTTTTAGCTGATTGTGCTTATGAAATGAGGCTTAGAAGGTTTAAGAAGCTGGAAACAGAGAGGGAGGTAATTATTTATGGCTATTAAATTTGAAGAGAAGTATCTTAATTTGTTGAAGTCGTCAGTGCGTGAGATTTTAAATGTGAAGGATGATTCTCTCGGAAGCTTGGTCCAGTCCCTATCTTCCATCCCAGATAAGCTTGTCTCTTGGAATGCGATGCGAATAAAAATAAAAAGGCTACGTATGAAAAAAGAGAAAGAGTTAGACGAGCTGATAGCTAGTTTAATTTCACGATATAAGTCCATAGCTACGTCTGCTACTCAAGTTAATAATTTTGCACGGTATGAGATATATAAGAGTCCGAAAGTTAAAAAGCTAAGGTCGGAGATAATAGATTTGAGTTCCCTGGAGAACCTTATGGAGAAAATAGGAAAGCTGGGGGAAAAGAAATTAGAAGTGTACTTGGCTTTAATTAAGATTGATAAGGATTTGTTGATTAAGAAATATACAAAGAAAGAGGCTACGATAGTCTATAAGACCTTAGAGGAGTTACTAGATAATGCTGATTGGAAGTAAGTCGAAAAAAGCTCAGACGAGCGGAAAGCTAAAGTTAATTTTAAAGAAATTGGTAGATAGAGGCTTTATTCCCTGTCTTAGAATTTTAAATACATTAGATTTCGGTATCTGTCCTATCTGTTCATATATGGCCTTGGAGTTAAAAGAGAAAGTTCCGATAAAAACAATGTATTGGATATTTGGTAAGAAAGAAGGACAAAGACCAAAAATATATTTTTTGGATTATCAGACGGCATATCTAATTAGTAAGTATGACTATACAGTATCTCCGAGAGATTACTCAGTTTTGACGATAGACCCAATAAATGAAAAGGTAATTGTTGAAGATGAGTATTCTGAATACACGCAATCAATTTCCTTTCCCCAGAAAGATGGTATTGTAAAAGGAATGTGTCTTCCAGAGTATTCAGAGTTTATCTCTCAAGCTGACTTTAGAAAGATACTTGTTGTAAAGCATAACAATACTATAGTTCAGATTAGTCCTGTGCATCCAATTTCTGGAGAGGAAGATATAAAAAGGTTGGGAGATGTTCCGCTGGAATTGTTAAGGCAAGCACTAAAAACAAAGGATGCTTAGTTATGTTTTTAGGTAAACTCTTATGTGCATTAGGAATACACAGACCACTTACAGGACATACGTCTTATTTTGTCGATGTGGTCTCAGGAAAGACAGTGTATAAAGCTGTATGTCCTTGCGGGAAGGAGTTTATGGTAGATTCCTTGGGGCCTTTTGGGGGCTTTAAGGTAGAAATTTTAAAACAAGGAAGGAGGTTGTTATGAAAAAAAGAAAACTCAAATATGCTAGCCTATTAGAAAACAAAGAATCATTTAGAATGAATTTAGGCACTAAAACCTTTAAAAAACTCTACACACAATCCCCTAATGAAGTTAAAAGAGATATTTCAAACTCAAGAAAGGCGAAATTCAAAAGCACAAAGAATGTAGGTAAGGTAGAGAAGGTAAAGAAAAAAGTTTTAGAAGAAACAACTTTACTCCTCTCTTCCAGAAAATCAAAGGGGAATAAATAAGGTTGGAGGGGTGGAATGTTGATGGCTCGGGGTAAATGGATTGATAAAAAAGGAAGGGTCTATAATTTATCCGATATTTCAACCTCTTATTTACAAAACATCGTGAGGTTTCTTAAAAGGCAGTATGAACGGAAGGAGTTATCTGGTAGCTGGGATAAAAAGACATTGTTAGAAAAAATAGAAGAGGTTGAAGAGGAACTATTAAAAAGAGGAGCGTTTTAATATGAATACAAATGAAGCAAGAGCAAAGTTTGTGTATGAGGCTGCAAGGTTACATGCAGAGTGTTTAGGTTGTCCTGTAGTTCCTGCTCCCTGGGAAGATAGAGAACCTGAGTTTAAGGAACAATTTGTTGAGTTAATAACTGATTTATGTTCGGGGAAAAGGAAATTTCAGGACTTTAAAGAAGCACACGATTCATGGATGTCAAAGTATTTTGAAATGGGTTGGAAGTATGGTCCAGTTTACGACCCATCTAAAAAGATTCACCCAGACCTTGTTCCTTACGAGGAGTTAGACCCAAAAGAAAAGGTGAAGGATGAAGTCTTTTTAAGATTGGTAGATATAGCTAAAGATTGTATGTGGTAAGTGAAGGAGGTGTAGGATGGAATGTTTTGTTCCAGGGTATTGGATAAACGCACGGGGACAGGTTCTTCCTGTCTCCAGTATTCCAAACGATTACTTGCAAAACATAATAAGATTTTTACAAAGGTGGTATGCTGAAGAGGAGGATATGTTAGTAAGGATAGCTATACGTAACAAGATTGATGAATTAGAGGATGAGCTTATTTGTAGAGATAATTGACAGAAGGAGGTAGAGGATGAAAAAATTTAAACCAATCTTCTTAGAAAACTATACGGTGGATGATGCTTGGTTTGACATATTGAATGCTATTTATACTTATGGTAAAAAATACGAGATAACGTCAGGTTCTTACAAAGGTGAGGCAAGGTATTCGTTGGATTACATTGCGGGCTATATTCACAATCCTCACGAACCTAAGTGTCCCTATGTTCCCCCAAACTTTGGACTTCCAGCACCTACATCTGAAGAGGAGATTGAAGAATATTTTTTAAACTATCTTTTGAACGGAGTCACTGCGGAAAATGAACACTACAAATATGGGACGTTTCTAGTCGGTGGAGAACTTAGAATGCCCCCTATCCATCACACAATTACAAAGTTTTATACGTCTCAGGAAAAGAAGCTACTGTCTTTATTAGGAAGAGGAATTGCAGTTCCGAATATGATTGAGTGGGTCATACATCATTTTAAAGAGCACGGGTATGGAAACGAGCATTGCTACATTAACGTTGGTTATCCAGAATTAAATCTGGGATATGAAGTCCCATATAAAGACGAAACAGAGAGGCTTACAAGTCCATGTCTTAGGGGTATTGGGTTTAAAGTTATAGAAGACGATAACGGTAACTTTTATCTCCAGACAGATGTTGTATTCCGTTCCTGGGATGCTGTTGGCGGATGGCCTACAAATATCGGTGGAATAGCCCTACTCAATCAGTACGTCGCAACTTTTCTTCCCAGAGTGAATCCTGGTCCAATAGCTTACTCATCTAAAGGTATTCATGCTTATTCATTCCATAAAGACTATATGGAAATTAGACTAAATAAGAAACGGGAGTAAAACAATGAAGTTACATTTACGAACTATAACTTCTCTACCCCCACACAGAAGTTCAAAAGATACTTGGGAAATCTTTGAAAAAGATATTTTTACTGTAAGGTTGACATCTACGGATGATATACCTGCAGGTAAATGTGTGAGGGTGAGCTCTTATATCTGGAGGAAGAAGAGGGTTATATTTTATTTAGTGGATTTTCAACCTGACAAATTGAAGGCTGTTCTCTTTCACCTTCATGGAGGTACAACAACTTTAAAAAAGGGAGAACCTATTTTAGAGATAGAGGAGTAAACCATGCAAAATATGTCAATGGAAGTTAAAAATATTATAAAGCTTAGCGCTGAACAGAAGGGAAGATTTCAAGAACAGATGGTTTGTAAAAGGTGTGAGAAAGCAATTAAAAATATGGAGGAAGATTGGTATATTGTATCGGCCCTACTTAAAGGCAGCAATCCTTTAATAACTGTCTTTTTTCTATGCAAAGATTGTTATGATAAAATAAATATGAAAGTGGAGGTGTAAAATGGTAAAACAAACAGAGAGGACTATAAAGGTAGGTCTTAGGAAACCAGTAATTATAGCTATCAAAACCCATTCAGATTTTGCGAGAGTAGAAATGCATGGCGATTGGATTGATTTAAGTTTTTGTGGAATACATCCAGCAAGCAAAGATTCTATACTTCATGGAAAAGATTACGAGGTACACGGCAACGAGTATAGTTTTAAGAAAGGGACTGGATGCGTTTTGAATTTAGGTGTCTCTATAGCTCTCCCTGAACCTTACGAAGCTCATCTCCTTCCCAGAAGTTCGTTATTTCTTAAACATGGGATTTTAGTAGGAAATTCTATGGGTGTGATTGATAATGATTTTAGAGGTGACGAGGACATTTGGGGATTGGTAGCATATTTTACACGGGGGACTACGTTGAGGCTGGGACAGAGAATAGCACAATTTAGAGTGGTAGAACGTATGTGCTATAAATATGAAATTATTTTTACAGAAAAGGAGACAGAGACAGTTTCCAGAGGTGGCTTTGGTCATACTGGAGCATAAGGGGGTACGTATGCCATTTAAGTATAATCCGTTTTTAGGGAATTTGAGTTGGTGGGAATGTGCACAAGTTCCTGTCCGCACTGACCCACACTTGTTTCCTCATTCTGTCGATGGGTCTATGGAACTTATTGAAGTATTTAATAATGCTAAAGATATTTATGAAAAGTTTACTTGGACTCACTCCGAATGGGTAGATGTAGTGTTAGATACCGTGTGGCCAAATACAGTTTTAATTAAATTTAATGGGGTTTTAGGTGGTGTTTCGGGAACGTATTTATTCCCTACTCCCATGAAAAGAGTTTATATTCTGGCTTTATACTATATCCACAATACTCCATACGAATTTAGGGTGGAAGTTACAAATGCAACTGATAGATACTCTTTAAGGAAGTTATGCCCAGAAGGAGTATTGCAAATATTTTCTACTATTGGCGGAACTGAATCGGTACTTCAAGAAGTTACTTTTCCAAATAGTATTGGGTATAAGTTATGTTCACTTTATGCGGGAAGAGTTCCAAGGATAAAGCAGTCTGTTTCGTTGAAGTCGGAGAGTGCAGGTCCTATATGCTTAAATACATCAGATAGTGCACTTCAATATTTTACTGGTTGTGATGTATTTTTCCATCCCAGGGAAGCAGGGAATGACTTAGAGGTAAGAATTATACCGCCTCTAATTATTAGAGGTACGCCAGCTTAGTAGGGGGTTTTTATGGATAGTCAAGACATACAGAAAGAAAGGTTATGTGTTTTAGGTCCTATGGCCTACTTGAAAGACTTTGATGACGCAAGACGTTGTAATGACGATGATGGAATTCCAGTAGAGTGGGTAAGAGTAGAAGGTATCGCCGTTTCCGATAGCTTTACTGTGGGACCGTCGGCATACATATCTATTATTGAGGAAATTGCTAAGTAAGTTAAAAAGTAGGAAGGAGGTTATGAATGGAGACAGTTAAACAAAAAGTATATGAAAAACTCTATTTGAATCCTGGAGAGACAATAACAGAATGTCATAAGAGGATAGCTACTTATTTGGGGAATATTGATGAGGAAAGGAGAATATACTTTGAAATGCTTGAAGGCGATGTCTTTAGACTGAATACACCAGCTATGATGAATGCTGGAGACCCAGGAAAGTGTTTATGTGCGTGCTTTATAACAGGTCTTGAAGATTCTATGGATTCCATAACTGAAATGTGGCGTACAGTTGCGACTATATATAAAGATGGTGGTGGCGCAGGAATTCCAATAACTCGTTTAAGAGAAAGAAACGCTCCTATCTCCAGCGGTGGAAGGGCATCAGGACCTTTATCGTATCTAAGAGTCGTTCAGGAAATTGCTGAACAAGTCAAGTCTGGAGGAAAAAGTAGGAGGGCAGCCAATCTGATATCAGCGATGTTTAATCATCCTGATTGTAAGGATATTATTTTGGCTAAAGATAACACAGGAAGTAAGTTTACTTCCATGAATATATCAGTTTGTGTAACAGATGCATTTATGGACGCAGTATTAGGTGATGGCGATGCACAAATACCGTATCAATCTCCAATAGGAGAGAGGTCAGCGTATGCAGGAAAGACATTTGATGGTAAAGAACTGTGGAAGATAATTCTTAACAAGGCATGGGAATGTGGAGACCCAGGTTTATTATTTTATGATAGAATGAATATAGATAATCCTGACCCAGCTTATGGTGATATTATTTCAACCAACCCGTGCGTAACTGCTGACTCCAGATTGCTAACTGTATGGGGGTATAAGCGGATAATAGACTTATATCGTTCGGGGAAAGATTTAGTTGTGGTTCAGGATATTAGGCAATCTGGGGATGAAGATAAAAAGTACTTTAAGGCTGTTCCTGTATTTATGACTTCAAAAGAGGCAGATGTTTGGTTGGTGAGGACTAAAGCTGGATATGAACTAAAAGCCACAAGATGGCATGATTTTTACACAAATAAAGGTAAAATAAAGTTAGCTGATATGAATGTCGGCGACAAAGTGTGGATTTATAGCGGAGGCATTGACCTTCCAGAAGGGACTGATGAGGACTATGCTAAGGGATTTATCTTAGGCTTTTTCATCGCTGATGGTTATATGAATGACTCAAAGGCAGGTTTTTGTATTCGTACCAAATCTGAAAAGATATTGTTAGAACAACTTTTATTGTCTTATATACGTAAATATATTGATGAGAATGCCAAATGGGTTGAAAAAGAGGATTCTAAAAAGGGAGTTGTTAAGAAGATTCTTGCGTCTGAGAAACTTAAGGAGTTTGTAGAGAGTTGTGGTGTTTTTGAAGAAACAAGATACTCTATTCCAGAAGTTGTCTGGTCTGGAACGAAACGAATGGTAGCTGCCTTTATAGTGGGATACTTCGCAGGAAAAGGGACTGTAAGTAAAGAAAAGCAATCTCTTTGTTTACAGATTTTTTCTCCACATGAGAGTTTTTTGAAAGATTTGCAAGTCTTGCTTACTTACTTTGGTATATTTAGTAGAAGATGTGCAAGGAAAAAGATAGTAAAACCAGTTCTTAACGGTGTAATAGAAAAGACAACTCATGTACTAAAAATAGAAGATGATATTGATATTAACAATTTTCTCGAGAACATAGGTGTTCCTTATTCACGTTATTATGATGAGATTACAGAATACTTGGATGGGCTTCCAACTGTAACAAATGAGCGAGAGGATACAGTGGTAGCCATAGAGTATGTGGGAAGAGAGCCTGTATTTGATACAACTGAGTTTGTAAATCATGCTTTAGTATTTAATGGCATTTGTACGGGGAACTGTGGCGAGGTCTCAGGCCCAGACTGGTTTGTTTGTAATTTAGGTCATATTAACTTAGTGAAGGTGTTGACTGAAGATTACGAAATAAACTGGAAGTTATTTGATTATTATATAAAGTATGGTGTGTTAGCTTTAAATAGGATTTTACAGAAGACTGCATATCCGCATAAGAATTTTAAATATTTAATGGAAGGCCTAGCTCCTATTGGATTGGGATTGATAGGCTACGCAGACGTTCTAATTCTCAAGGAAATTCCTTATGATTCAGATGAAGCAATAGAATTGTTTAGAAAAATATGTAGCTTCCTAACTTATAGGGCATATCATTACTCTATGTATTTTGCCCAGGAGAAAGATTATAGCAACAATCCACTATTAAAACCGCTTAAGTTCTCTTCCAGGCATAACATGGAAGATATTCTAGGGCGACTATACTACTCAAAGATAGAGGAGTTTAAGGAAATTGTTGGCGATACTTATTACGACTGGAAGAAAGGAATAGCAAATAGTTTAGTTACTTGTATTGCGCCTACTGGTTCTACTGCACTTTCATGTGGTGCTTCTTACTCTTTTGTTCCTCATTTTTCTTTGTGCTGGAAGAAACACACTTCTAGTGGAGATACATGGACTGTTTACCCAGAGCCCTTGAAGATTATTTGTGAGAGGTATGGTGTTGACTTCAACGAGAAACTTCTTGAAAAGATTTATAACAATAAAGGTAGGGCTGATGGTTTAAAAGAGTTTCCGAGAAAAGTGCAAAATGTGTTAAAAACTGAATTGGAATTAGATTGGAAGAGAAAAATGGAAATGCACGCAGTAGGTCAAGACAATATATGCATGGGAATATCCTATACCTACAATCTCCCTAATGACGCTACTCCGAAAGATGTGGAAGAGATATTTGTTGCAGCTTATCACCATAAATTAAAAGGTGTGACTGTATTTAGAGATGGATGTTTAAACATGGCTCCAGTTGATTTTGGTAAAGATACAGAAAAGGAAGAGAAGAAAGATAAGATAAGGCCTTTTATTAGGACAGGACTTCAATTAGAGGTTAAGACTCCTCGGGGTAATTTATACCTTAGAGGAAACCACTGGGATGGAGAACTTAAAGAAATTTTCCTTGACCTTACACCCTTGGATACATTCTCTTCAATTGCCTTGCGAACTTTGGGAAGAATAGTATCAAAAGTGCTGCAAAAGGATAGAGTTACTATCCAGGATATAATAAAAGTTCTGGATACTTGTGGTGGGGACAGATTCTTTCTCTATCTCCCAGACAAAAACAAAAGCGTTTCCGTGAATGATGTCTTCGGTGCTATCGGATATCTGTTAGAAAACTACTTACTAGAAGCCAAAGAACTTAAGGAAACTGACAGTACTGGTGAGGATGAAGAGATAGATAAAAGCTCCCTCCAAGTTTGCCCTGCTTGTGGTGAAAAAACCTTCCGTGTAGGCTATGGTTCCTGTAGAAGTGGCACATGCTTAAACCCAGACTGCGGATATTCGGCATGTAATTAGTAAAATATCAGACCAACTTATATGTTGGTCTGATATACATATAAAATGGTTGACAAGATGGAGTTTTGTGTATATCTTGCACACAAAAAGCAGGGAGGAGATTTACTATGAACGAGAAAAAATCTGTAGTTATCAACGTAGTGCTTCCAGCGGAATTGAAGGAAGCACTGGACCGTATTCAAGAAAACTTTTGTAGGAATAGGAGTGATTTGATTAGGGAGGGGATTGTTCAAGTTATAGATAGGTATTCTAAGCTTGAACCTCCAATTAAGGTTTTACAACCAGAAGAAGAATCAAAGGAGGGGAAAAATGAGTAAGATTATAGGAGCGAAGTTGGTTACTAAGGAGTTGGTAGTAGGTAAGTTACACGAGTCTGGTGGCATAGACAATCCGTTATTGATTGTTCCTGTAGCGAAACAAAATAGTGTAACATTACAATTAGCGCCTTACTTACCGCCTTTATTTCAGACGGATGCATCTCCTGCAGTGAGAGCCGACGATATAATGATTACATTTGAGATTCCCGAGGAAATACAAAAAGGATATATTGAAGCGATTACAGGAATTTCAATTGTAAGTAACGTAGATTCACGTAAGGTTGTTAAAGATATTATGTCTGGAAAGCATAAAAAGAGGATGTAAAGGTGAGTTATACGGTAGTTTTTGGTGTGGACCCTGGAAAGTCAGGAGGCTTGGCTATACTAGCCAGAGAAGATTCTGGCTTTCCAGAAGTTGTTGATGTTTTCGGTTTAAAACCATCCGATGATATGGTTGACTTAATTAATAAGTTAAAAAGATTGATTTTATACACTAAAACAAAGTATAGGGTAAGGCCTGTTTGTTTCTTTGAGAAAGGCCAAGCATACTCTGGTCAGGGCGTTGTTTCTATGTTTAATTATGGTTTTACCAATGGATGCTACTTTGCACCTTTCATAATATTTGACATTCCAGTTATTAATGTCACTCCGAAAGAGTGGCAGAAGTATCACAAAATTACAGTTCCTAGAAAGAAAGCTACTGATAAAACTAAACGTAGAAAATACTTAAAGCAACAATCCCTGTCCAGGGCAAAGAGTTTGTTTCCTCATTTGTCAACCAAAATAAAAAATAATGATGGAATTTCAGATTCTTTGTTAATAGGAATGTATGGTTTAGCAAAACTTTCAGGAGAGATTGGTGATGGGTAAAGTAGATGTAAGAACTATTGTAGGAGAATTAAGAAAAGCTTCAACCTCAGAAGGGAGTCAAGAAAAAGTTTCAACAGGAGTTTTGGGCCTAGACTTGATGTTATATGGCGGATTTTCCTTCGGTAGCATTCATGAATTGTATGGCCTTTCTAAAACGGGAAAATCCTTAATCGGACTACAAGTTATTAGAGAGCTGCATAGAAAGTACGATAATGCGATAGCTGTAATTCTGGATGGAGAAAACGCACATAAGAATTATGCAAGAATGAAAAGTTTAGGTCTTGATTTGGATAGGCTTATAATAGTTCCAAAAAAGACTATCCCAACAATCATCCATTGTTATGAAAAAATACTGGAAATTCTACACAATATAGAGTTTAGATTTAGGCTAGCGAGGATAGATGCTCTGGAGAAGGATGAGAAGAAGAGGGAGCAGAAGAAGAGTGCGTTGAAAGAAGAAGTAGTAGTGGAGAATATTGGACGTAAGATATTGAAAGACTCTCCGCCAATTATCTTTTTTATTGATTCCATTCCTTCCTTCCCAGAACAAATAAAGTTGGTAGAGGACCAAGGAAGGCGGGCCAAAAGATGGCATGAAACGTTGAGGAGACTTACAGGAATACTTGATGAAAAGACAATGATTATTGCTACTAATCATATAATTTATAATCCATCTCAATTCGGTAGCGGTGAGTCTAAAACAACTGGAGTGGCAATAGATTACTATAGAGATGATGGTGTAAAGTTGATGAACTATGGTAAGATAAATAAGAACGGGAAGATAATGGGATATTGGCTTTTGGCTGAAGTGGAAAAGACAAGAGATGGGATAATACATAATAAAACCTTTTTTCCTGTTTACTTCATTAAAAATCCAGTCCATAAGTATGCTGGCGTTTTGCCTTTAGCTTCGCTATTAGGCCTGGCCAAACTAAACAACAAAAGTGCTTGGACGAAGAAGGGTTCTGAATCTGATGTTTTCCCAAATTTTTCTTACAATGGTAAGGTCTATCAGGAAGGGAGATATGATAAGGACTATGTTAACCTAATTGAGAAAGGAGATATAGTAGAAAAGATAAAGGAAGAGTTGTTATGGTAACGCCCGTTGAAGTAAAAATAGTTGGATACAACAAAAATTTACTAGAGGTATTGTTACATCATTATCAAATCCTTAAACCAGACAAGAAGCTTGCATGTAAGGAGCTATTTAATTCTACTGAGTTGAAAATTGAATTATATAGAACTGCGCTACGTTGGAAAAGAACACCTACAAAAAGATACATGCTGGTGCCTGGAGTAGGAACAGATTGTATAGGGTCCGTTTTAGGTGTACTCATAGAAAGTGGAATTTTGACCTACCCATCTCTCTTAATGAATACAAGACGGGCTGCGGAAGATTGGGATGACTTACTTTTGTTAAACATGAGGATGCAGGCATTTCTAGCATATATCCTTCTTAAATGTGTTAAACGAAAGGATGTTGCATATTTTCCAATTATCAACCCAGAGACATTTATGTGCGGTGACATTCTATGCTCTCCTTACATAATGTCGGTTGGTGGTATTCTTGTACCTCCACACGTGTGTATGATGGTGTCGGACTATGCGGTTCTGTCTTCTGACTTTGCTTCTGATACTCTAGTTATTCAAGATATTTCCACGACATCTTTTACAATTCTATCTTCAAAAATAGAAGAAACGATAACTTACCCAGTCCACGACCATTTAGGAAGGCCGTTACACGGAATCCTATTCAGACCCTATCTCTATTCTCCAGATACCCCCGAGTATAAAGCCATGAAAAAAGATTTATTTAAAATATTTAGGGGAATTTTAAAAAATGTAAAAGAAGGGGTTGACAACTAGCTAGTAAACATATATACTATACATAGGTTATGGGTAATTGGGTTAAACAAAAAAATTAAGTCAGGAGGTTTTAGGTATGTGGGAAGGATTGAATGACTTTACTCAAGAGTTAAGTTCTTCTGGGACTTATGTTCCCTGCATCAAAAAGATTTTTGGTTATGATTGTATTCATTGTGAGAAGGCAGCGAAGTTATTTGATGCTGGGAAGGAAAACGAGGGGAGGAAGGCCTACTTCAAAAAACAAGTCTGGAGTTATGCGCTAGTTCTAAATTGTGAGTCTAATGCAAAGTTTAACAAAAAGGTAGTGCTTTTTAATTGGCCTATTCGTGTCTCTAAGTACATTATTGAAAAGGTATCTGAGACCGACCCAGATTTGAGGTGGAGTCCATCTCCCACGCATTTAACAAATGGTGGAGTTGTAGTATTGAAGAAAAAGAAAGGTGAGGATTATCCATCTTATTCTGCGGATTATATTCAGAAGCCAATAGATACCTCAAAGTTTTTCAATCAAAGGATTTTGAGGTATGATATCAGGAATCCTCACGAGCTTCTAACTTTATTGTATCTAAAGAAAGACTTCCCTCTTTTTGTTCCAGCTAACGACATGCAAACCGATAGTACTGTCCGTCTGAAAATATTACCTAATATAGATGGACAAAACAAGATTCCTTTTGTAGTAACTTACGTCCATTATGTTTCAGCGGTCACTCCCTGGGATACAGAGGTGATGAAGAATGGTTTTAAAACTCCATCACTTCAAGGGGAAGACTTTGGTGAGGATAGTTCGGATGAGGACAATTTTGGGTTTGAAGATGACGATGTTCCATTTTAACAATATTATATTTAAGGAGGTTTAGCTATGATACCAGAACTTGATGCAAAGTTTGAAGAATGTGTAAGTCTGTGGCATGAATTCGTAACTTACCACACCCTTTACAAAACAAAAGGGACTAAGGTTAGTGCAAGACAAGCACGAAAGGTAAGTACAAGTCTAGGGAATGCCTTGAAAGAATATCGTAAGATTTCCTTAGAAAACAAAGATGAATAGGAGGTAAAAATATGGCAAAAAGATGTGGAGAGTGTATCTTTTTTAAAGAAGGAGCTTGCCAAGGGGTATCCGAGGACACCAATCCAGACGAGATTGGTTGTAGCGATTTTGTTCCTGCTGAAGAAGCGGACGAAAACGAGGTGAAAATAGAGACTTCACCTGACGTTCCTTCTCCAGAGGTAGATGGGTCAGAGGAAACTTCTGGGCCTGTAGAGCCTGAACCTATCTTAGACCCAGATGAATTAGAGAAACCAGCTAAAAAGAAAGCACCTGCGAAAAAGAAGGCATCTGCGAAGAAAGAAACCACAAAACAAAAACAGGCAACTAAGAAGAAAGCTACACCCAAGTCTAAAAAGAAAGTAGAGGAGAAAGTGGAAGAGAAAGTGGAAGAAAAAGTAGAGGAGAAAGTGGAAGAGGTAATTGAAACTAAACCGCAGGAAGTAGAGGAAAGGGATAAACTTAGACCAGCAGGAAAAGGAACAAAACTCGCTAGACTTATCTCACTTTTGGTCGATGCAATAGACCAAGGATTAATAGAAGTATCTCTGAGTCTGGAACATGATGGTGTTGTTCATGTGTTAGAATATCGACAAGAAACAATAGAACAGGATTAAGGAAACAAAGGCCACCTTTAAATAAGGTGGCCTTGATTTTAGAATGTTATGAGTAAATTCAGAGAAAAGGAGTATGAATCGTTTAGAGACTTTGTCTTCTTACTATTTCTGGAGGCATTGAAGGATACTTGTAATCCGCCTATATTGCCTCCAACTCCAGATTCAAATACTTATTTATTACCTTTTAAAATGGAGTTAGAGAAAAGGACTTTAGATAAACTCAGAAGGTTAAGCAGTGAGGTTGGAATACCTATTAACATTTTGATAAGGAGTTTGGTCAATGTTGTTACAGAGATTATCTCCCAGAATCATACGCAACTATTTGAATTTGCTGCAAGAAATCTGGGAGTCAAACTTTCCGCAAGACGAAGTAAGAAGTCTCATAAGTGAGAAACAAATATATGACCTACTCATAAAGTATCCTAACCTAAAAGATGTTGAAATCTTTACTGCCGTAATAAAAAAGTCGCTAGAATATTACAAAAACAAGTATCCTTATTTCACTCCAACTCCAAAACATATTCTCTCTGATAAAGTAATTCCAGTAGCTCTGAACATTCTGGAAAGAGAAGGAAGTAGTTATGCAGCTCTTCCTAGGGATTTCCTTCCTATTTTTTGTAAAGCGACAGAAGAGGTCAAATTGAGAAGGAAAGATGCATTTAGAATATACTATCTATGTCTTCTAATAAATACCTCTGATAACTTTTCTTATATCCCAGCATCATTGATTGCTATAGAAAAATTGATGCTTTATACTTGCAGGAATAAACCCACTTTTTTATATCCTGACCTCGACAATTTAAAAGAGACTATAAGTAGTGCCCATAAGAAACTTCTACATATAAGAGATAGTAAAAGAGATAATAAAAAACCTTTCTTAAAGGTTCATTTTTCCAGATGTTTTGTCAAGAAACAATTAATAAAAATATTTCCACATAAAAATTTAGGGTTTAGCTTTTGGGAGTGTGCCTACCTTACTGTTTCCAAAGGTTATCAACTAAAAAAGCTAGGAATCATTCTTAGTTCTTCTTTGCTTCAAGAGTTAGAAGAAAAACTAAAGAGTTTTATAATTAGATATAAGCCCTATCTATGGATACTTCCTCACTCCGAACTTTTCACCGAATGTGAGGTTTTGTCTTTATTCTCCAGATTAGGCTTCCATAAAATAAGAATTGTCAATACGGTTCTGAAATAGGAGGGTGTAGTTGTGCAAGAGTCTCCTCTTGATTTTGTTCAAGCTATGGGTTGGGAGTATCGAGAAACGGACTCCCAAATTGTAGTTAAGACGTGTCCTATATGTAAGCTATCTGACTGGAAATTTTATATTAATAAATTTAATGGTTTATGGGATTGTAAACATGCCAATCACCATACTAGCGATAATATCTCAGGCAATTTATTTAAACTTAAGAAACTCTTAGGTTTAGTTAAAAGTGTAAGTGGACCTAAAGGAAAGAAGGTAAAACCTGTCTCAGAGGAAAATTATAAACTTGTAGAAAGAGCACACGCAAATTTATTACAGAAAAAGAACGCATACTTACTCCAGATATTATTAGATGAATGGGGCATTAGTGAAAAAATTGTTAGATTGTTTAAGCTAGGCTATCTGGAGAGAGAAGGAAGGCAGTACTTAGTTATACCCCACTTTGTTGACTTAGAAGGCGGTAGAAATCCCCAGCTCTATGATATAAAATTAAGAGTGTGGTTTGGAGAGGATGAGTCAGAAGGAAAGTATAAGAAGTTAAAAGATGCTCCTAACATGCTCTTTAGAGAGACGGTATTGCATACAGGAAAAGCGAAGGAAATTATTCTATGTGAAGGTGAAAAGGATACTATAATTGCTTTTGCCTGTGGGTTTACGAACGCTGTTGGAGTGACTAATGGAGCTACTTCTATAGATGACCGTTGGGTTGAGCTGCTTTCTAAAGCAGAAAAAATATATCTAGCCTTTGATGGTGACGAAGCTGGGAAAAAGGGAATAGAGAAATGGTTGGAAAGGTTAGGAAGGTATAGGTGCTATATCCTTCCTATCCCAGAGGGATGTGACCTAGCCGACTATTATAAGAAATATGGGAAAGATGCAGTTAGACGATTGAAGACCCAGGCCAAGTCTCCTGAAATCCCGTCTATTTATACGCCGAAGGATATAGTAGATTTAGCCATAGAAGAAACTAACGTTGAATACTATCCTACTTATCTCAAATCATTTAACAAAATTTTAAACTCTGGTTTTAGAGAAGGGCAGCTAATTACTTTAACAGGCCTACCTAAAGTGGGTAAGACTACGTTTAGTTTGTCTTTAGCTTTATATTATGCGTTGAATGGTATTCCTACATTATTTTATTGTATGGAAATGCCTCCGCAGGTTATTTTAAACATGGCTGTTGGCATGTATTATGGGATAGGAAGGTCGGTAGGAAAGGTAGAATTACTCAATTTTGTCATGAAGAATATTCCCTTATACTTAGGCTTCCAGGGGACTTTAACTCCACAACAACTAGAAAACACATTTAGGGATGTACACCATAAATATGGGGTGAAATTTTTTGTTTTTGATAATGTCCAGTATATGGTCAGAAATATACCAAAAAATCAAACAAAAGTAGAGGCCATTGAAAATATTTATAAAACACTAAAAGTTCTAACTATAGACTTAAATGCTATTATTGTAGCTATCGCCCAGCCAAAGAAGATAGATATAAAGAAAGCAGAGAACATGAACTATTTTGATATTGCGTGGACAGGTGCAGGAGCATCTGACTCAGATACAATTGTAATTGTTCATAGGGAAAGGTCTGCAGACTCTGACTCTTCTTTTGTTCCAGATATGTCGGTCAAGGTGGATGCTGGAAGATATACCAAAGGCGGTCGTTGTAATATCTTTTACGTGGAAGATTTAATGGCCTTTACTCAGGATAAATATTTAGAGGAGGCTACAGATGCCTAAAACAGAAGCTTGTTTTAAATGTCAATTCGTGGCTAATAAATATGTTCCTACTAGAGGAAATCCAAAAGGGAAAGTCTGTCTTATAGGTGAGTCTCCTGGAAGACAGGAATCTATTCAGGGGGACAATTTAGTTGGAATGAGTGGAGAATTCATATTTAAGTTACTAGCAAAATTTGGGATTGAAAGGAAAGATACATACAGGTTTAATGTAGTAAAGTGCTTTCCCGATGGAGAAAAACTATTAGAGCCTACGGCCAAGAGATGTTTTAAACTTCATAAACATGAATTAGATAGATTTAAAGGAAATCTATTTATATTATTAGGTCAGTTTGCAGTGAAAAGAATCCTCGGCTTGGAGTTAAAAGAAACGCACGGAAAAGTTATTCAGAAAGACGGAAAATTCTATGCATGTATTTACCATCCAGCCTATTACATCCGTCGTCATGTAGAGTGGAGTTTTGGTTCTCCCGATAAACAATCTGTAAAAAGAGCTTATGGTGAATTCCTAAAGCATGAAGGCAAAACAATTGAAAATTTATTTAGGGAAATTCCAGGGATAAATTTCCAATCTTCTTTTGATTTTTACTTCACTAAAGTTTCCTCAGAAAAAGAAATGATAGAAAAATTAAAAGAATACGAGGGGAAGATTGTTACTTTTGACCTGGAAACAAAATGTGAGGTTGATGCTAAAGGTAGGTCAGCACTAGATTGGTTTTACGGTAAAGAATATTGCAATCATATTTGTACTGTATTTACTTTCTTCCAAAGCCTACCTGAAACTACATACAGTCCTGGAAAATTTACGCTTGAGTATCCAAAAGAAAAAGTAATTATATATACGGGAGAATGGACTGCGGATTTGGCTAGGGCATTGGATAAAACAAAGGCCGTTGCTTTTAACGCCACGTACGATACGGGTGTTATTTATAAGCATACTGGAATTAGAGTGCGAATCTCTGGCGACCCTATGGATGCCTGTTATCTTATTAACCAAGGAAGAAAAAAGTATAATTTGGCTTCTTTGGCCTACGAATATGTTCCTGAACTTTCACACTGGGGAGGCGAAATAAAAGCGAGAGCAAAGAAGGAGAAAAACCTTGATTTCCTTTCTCCAGAAGAGATTTACAAATATTGTGCTGGTGATGGTGTGGTAACTTCTATATTATATTTTTTAGCGCTGCAGGAAGTAAAGAAGAACAAGTTAGACTTTATTTATAGTATTGTGATGGATGCTAAGAATGCGTTGCGGGATATGGAAGCTAATGGTATAACAATCAATGAAGAAATGTGGAAAAAGGTGGAAAAAAAATTAAGTGCTAAAGTTGAAATCCTACTCCGACATATACGAAATACACCAGAGGGAAAATGGTATAAGAAAAAATATGGGTGTGAAATTAATCCTAATTCAAATCCTCAGTTACTAGAAGTGTATAATCAGTTTTTCCCACACTTAAACTTTACTTCCTTGAAAAAAGAAGTCTTAGTGGAATTCATGGAGACGGAGGAAGGAAAAAATCATACTTTATCGAAATTACTCTTGCTTTATAGGAAAATATCCAAGGAATTTAATACATACGTCAAGGGGATTAAACAAAGACGGCAGGGAGATTTGGTTTATGCTTCTTTCAAGACAAATACAACTCGTTCTGGTAGGACCTCGTCTGGTGGAAGTGATGTTGTAGGACTAGGAAAAACAAACCAGATAAACATACAGAATATTCCTAGAGATTCTGCAATGCGAGCTTTATTTAGGGCTAGGCCAGGGTATTATTTATTGTCTGCTGACTATTCCCAGATTGAGGTAAGGGTTGCAGGCGCTTATGCTAAATCTGAGGAGATATTGGAAGCTTGTGTTTCTGGACTTGACTTCCATTCTTATGTTGCATCAAAGGCATTTAAGATTCCATATGATGAACTTATCAAGTTGGATGAGGAAAACAAGAAACATGGAGTGATAACTTACAGACAACGTGCTAAAACAATTACTTTTGGAATTTTATATGGAATGACTGCAGAAGGCCTCGCTAAGAGGTTAAAAATGAAATTACCTGATGGAAGTTGGGATACAGAAACGGCACAAAAATTTATTGACGATTATTTTGAGGGAATGCAATCTATATACAATTGGATACAAGAAGTCCATGCATTTGTAGAAAAAAATCTTTTTATTAGGACGGCTACTGGAAGAATCAGAAGGTTTAATAAGTTGGATGCTAGTGTTTACAGAAAAGCGGTCAATACATGCGTCCAATCTACTGCATCAGACATTTTCTTGATGGCTCTCAATACTATTATGGAGAGGCTAAGGTCGGAAAAGGTAATTGTAAGAAGGGCTGGAAAAAAGATAAGTTGCCCTTTATACATAAATAAGGTAAATTTCTGGGGAGAAGTTCATGATGAAGTCATCTTAGAAGTCAGAAATGACGTCCCTCAAGATTACATAAAAAGTCTAGTCAAGGATTGTATGGAAAATAAAATCAAAGAGAAATATCCGTTTGTAAAGGATTTTATGTGGAAGATTCCACTAGAGGCCGATTGTAAGGCAACAGAAATTTGGCAAAAATAATTGGGGGGTACTCGTATGGGTTACAAATTACCTGGTATAAAAGACCGCATGGACAATCATCCTTTGTATGATAAATATGCCAACGAATATGACTTTCTATTAGATGCTCTTGAAGGTGGGGAAGACTTTGTTACGAAAGATTATTTATTACAACATAGCTTTGAAGACTCTTCTGCCTATCAAACTCGTTTGAAAAGAGCATGGTACTTTGACATAGCTAGAAAGGTTTTGAATTCTTTTGTAGAGCCAATTTTTAAAGAGGGTGTAATTAGAAAAGGCGTAGATGAATATTTGGATTTTATTGACGATGCTACGGGTTATGGAGACCCGTTGGACGACTTTATGTGTGAGGCAGGAATCTTATCTGCTTACTTTGGCTCGGCATATATCTTTGTTGATTACGCATTTACCTCTATAGACGAAGGGGTGGACTTTCCAGAGTATAGTAGTTCTGCGGAAGAAATAATGCCTACAGTTTCCTTATTTTCTCCTACCCAGTTAATCAATTGGGATAAGAGGAGACGGCATGGATTTATGTGGGCAACCTTTAAAACAACAAAAGTTGTTGAGGGAGATGAAGTAGATGTTTATATTATCGTAGATTACGAAAAAATTTATGAAGTTGATGAGAACGGTAACAATATCGTAAAGCCATTTGAGCATGGGTTAGGCTACACACCTGTGTTTCAGCTCAACTTTCCGTCTTCTTTCAGAATCAATAGACGCCAAGGATTAGGTTTGGGATTAGCTTACATAATGAAAGGAATTTTAAACAACATCTCGCTCGCAGAGGAGCTGGGGGAAAGAAATGCATTTTACCAGCTTACACTTCCAGACGATGGAAGTATTGAAGAATGGCAAGCCAAACAATCTGAATTAAGACAGATGCAATACGATGAAGAATATAACCTCTACCTTGAACTAGCTAATGCAGACTCATTTATTGAACAAGGGCTGGACCCTGCATTACGGAGATTAGCAAAGTCCACTGTTCTAACATTTCCTGCAAATACAGGACATCCTCCAAACTACATTTCCCCTCCAGTCAGCGGTATGGGAAATGTGTGGAAGATTGTGAGAGACGCAATATTTTTTGCAATGTATTTGTCTGGGATACAGAGATACGACGGTTCGTTTGATATGGAGTATGTATCTAATAAGCTTGCAAAATTTTGTAAAAGTATGGCCCTAGTTGAAAAAAGAATATTCCAGACGATTGGAAAGTATATAGGTAAAGAAGCAGGGGATGACCTTGAAATATTATACCCAGATACTTTTTCCTTAGACTCACTACAGTCCTGGATTGTATCAACTTTAAATATTTCCAATTTAGTGCAAACAGGTTTATCCCCAGAATACGTCTCCGAATTAATTAGAGAACTAACGTATATCCTTCCTCTTCCTATTTCCCAGATACAAAAAGGTAAATTAGCTAAGATGGTTTCCTTTTCTGCAGTTGACAGCAATAAGAAATAAATATATAATCAACAGAAATCATATATGAAGGAGGTATAAACTATGGGTGATGGAAAAGTTAATAACAACAATCCTACTCCACCTGAAGGTGGAGGTGGTGAAGGGAAGTATATTCCTGAAACTGAGTTTAAGAAGGTTATAGAACAGAGAGACAAGTTAAAGAAAGAGCGCCGTGAGCTTCAAAAACAAATGAACGACCTTCAAGAACAGCTAAATTCTTTACAGTCCCTACAGGAAGAACTGGAAAAGTATAAGTCTTTGGAAGAGGAATTGCAGAAGTATAAGGAGAAGGAAGAGGAAGAGAAAAAGAAGCGGATGGACGAGTTGGAGAAGGAGCGCTACGAAAAGGAGAAATTACTTGGAGAGCTAGATAAGCTGAAAAAGCAGCTAGAGAACTATGTCCCTAAAGATGAGTATGAGAAGGTGAAAAGCGCATTAGAAGAAAGGGAACAAAAAGTAAGAGAACTTAGTGATTATAAGTTGAAAGCTGAGCTGGTAAACCTTGCCACGCAGATGAACGCAGTCAATCCAGAACAAATATATTTAATTACAAAACATTTCTTTAAGGTGAATGAGGATGGAGAATATGTCGTAGAAGAGAAAACAGAGTCTGGCGGTATCGCAGAATTATCTCCAAAGGAATTCTTAGAAAAATTCTTATCTGCTCCAGAGAATTCAAATTTAGTTAAGGGCGAACCACCTCAAAAGAAGACTCCTAGAGAAGACACTGGTGAAGGTGGAGGTGGCGGAGAAGGAGGAAAGAAAGTAGAGTTGAGTCCAGAAGATAAAAGAAGGGCTGCTTCAATGGGACTTACAGATGAGGAATATTATGAATTTGTAATTCAACCAAGAGAAAGAAAGCTAGGGAAGAAGGATGAGGAAGAATAAAGACCCTTTGGAATTATTCTCTGCCTTAATGCAGTCAAACAAACATTTAGATGAATATGAGCTGGGGGAGGGAATCCTCCCCTGCACCCAATTTGTTGCAAGCGAACCTGACATTCCTTTGCTACTCCTCCAGAATATTTTAGGAAGTGAAAATGTAGTTTATATAGATAAAATGGCTCTATGTGTTAGAACAGATAAGACTTTACGAGTATTAAAGTCTCCCGCCATAAAGGAAATTTATTTTTTTGTCCATATCCCAGACAGAAAGTTTGTATCGTATTTCATTGACAAAAGTAATGTAGGAATATTTTTTGAAGATGAAATAGTATCTCCCAATAGAATTATTATTGGGAACTTGACTCTGGATGCAGTGGATTTTGTCACCAAGAATTTGGCTAAAAAATGTTTATGGAAATACAATAAGGCCATAGCAGAAAAATTATATGATGTGAGTCAAGGAAGAATAAGTGTTTTAAAGTTCTTTGCCAAACATCTACAAAGGGCTACGAATAGGAGAGAAGTAATGACGCAACTTAGTAACTATCAAACAGAGCAAAAAGAATTCATTGCAGCTCTGCTGGAGTCGCCAATAAATGAATTCAGCGAATTATTTGAGTCGTATTTGCAAAAGTTTGGCATATTTCCATTGAAAATAGCTCTTTTAGACTATTTTAAAAATGCCTTCTTTAGTGAGCTCAAGGCCAACTATCAAATTAGTGAAAAAGAAGTTTTGGAGACTTCTGAAATACTTGGTGAAATAGGTCGGGCAACAGATACGGGAAGTTTTATAGATGTCGTTTATAAACTTTATTTTAAAATAAGGAGGACTTAGGATGTATGTTGCAAGTCATGGTGTTGGTCCTCGTATTCCTGTAATCAATAGAAGAGCTACTCCTACAGAGGGTAATGATTTTCAGCCCAGGTCAGATGTGCTTGAAATAGTTGAGCATCCAAAATATAGTAATGTTGGATATGTAAGGCTATATGAGCGTCCTGTATCTGCCCTCGGAACAAGTGGAATGATTACTGTAATTAACATGGATACAGGTGAGTTAATAACTGGAACTAACACTTTCCCTCCAGGTGTGGACCAATATTTTGTTGCTCCTTACCAACAATTAGTATTTTTTAATGAAAGTAAAATTGGGACCACTGTAAGGGTAGATTATACAGGCATGGGCTCAATCATAGACGCAATAGATTTTAATTATGTCTATGAACTGGCTGCAGTAAACAAGTTCCTATCTGGAGATATAGAAATAGGTGCAGGAGCTACGCTTACTTTGGAAGAGACTTTAGTAACAGAGGTATATGTCTTAGTTGAAGAGCATGTATATAAATTAGCTACTACCGAAGTTGACATATTTATTCATTATCCAGACGACATGGATAATTATTACTCAACTATTGTCAATAATGACGCAAATAATTCAGTTACTGTAAAATATAGGGCTACACATTTATTCATCCCTGAAAAGTAAAGGAGAATTTCTATGGGCGAACTTTATGGGAAGGAACTAAAATTTATCTTAATGAGCTCTGGGAAGGTGATAGGTGGTTTTGTTACGGAGAAAAACACGTATTATGAAGTTGAAGGTTGTTATATCCAATTGGAATTACACGAGAATACAAACGAAGCATACAAAGAAGTTAAGCATAAAGGAAAAGTAGTTTACCAGCCCTTTTCTCCAGTTGGAGGTTTGATTCAAAGGTTAAACGTTCCTAAAGATAAAATAGATGGATTTTTAGACATGCCTGAAAGTTTTGTCACAAATTTTAGGTTTATTCTGGGGGAAGAAATTAGAGGTCTTAGGAGAAAGCAAGAGTTATTAAATAGGAAGCCATCCCCTATGAGAGCAGCAGTCGAACCTGAAGATTACCTTGCCTTTGTTCGCAAATATACGAAAGAACACGGAAAGTTGCCTATTAAAGAGGAGTCGGAGTTAGTATTAAAGGAAACAGGGATTATCGGAGGTCGTTTTTCTATAAAACCAACCTCTCCTTATAGGCCAACACAAACTAACAATAAATAATTTTTGGCATAGGGAGGGAACAATGAAATCTTTAAATACATACAAAGTATTTAATGGAAATGAAGTTACAAATGCCATTAGGAATTTAACTATATCTGATAAGAAGCTTCCTTTATATAAGTCTTCTTTAATCCAGATAGAGTACCTTTCCGTAGATTCTTTATTTACAACATACCCAGATAAAGAGGACAATAATTCGGAGAAGGAGCAGGCACATAAGCTTTTTTATGCTTTACTTTTAGAAAAAAGTATTGACGTCTCAGATGATTGTAAAGCAGTAAAGTTTGGAAGGAAATTATTACTACCTCCAGTAGTTGAGATTTATAAAAATACGCCTGTTCTTATTGCAGGGTTTTATAACATATACTGGGCTATAGAGGAGTACAACAAAAAGGAGGTTCCATGTATTACCATCAAACATTATTCTTATGTGCCTCCAGAATTTTACTACAAGCCTATTCATCTTCCTCTATCCTTTTTAAGCCTCATACATAGTAAATTTGAGATTGAAAAAAATGGGACGACTAGGGCAATTAACATAAACTTTTGAGGAGGTATGGTATGAAAATGAGTGTCAAGGTAGAAAAGAAATTAATATTAGAACTAACTGAAGAAGAGTACTATTGGCTAAAGGCCTTAATGCAGAATCCTTTTCCAACACAAAATAATCCGACAGGAAATCCTCAGTTGGAAGATGAATTCAATAGGGAAATGCGGAGAAGATTTTGGGATGCTTTACAGGCCCTAGAGGACGAAGTGTGTTCAAAAGGAGTTGGAGATGAGCTTTCTCATTGAGATAAAAGATGATAACGCATTAAAATATTACGAGACTTTTCCATATTCTTTTCTTATTTTGAAAAAGTTAGGTCAGACAATATATGTGTTAAATGGTTGTGTTGCGTATGTAGATATAATATCAGTTCCAGTTTATAATTGTTTTAGTACCTTTCTTACAGATATTATCAAGGCGTTTAATATAAAGAGGCCTCTCGTTGTGGATGACCTATTCTATCTGGTAAGAGACGTAAACGTTGAAAGGGTTAATTTAACTAATAAGTTTTTATATACATTGGAAAGTGTTGAGAGTAAAAATATTCCAACGATTCCGAAAGAAATTCCTGACACGGCTGACTTCCCTTTAAAAGAACACGACCTTATTTGCTTTTGTCCTCCAGTAACTGCATTTCATGAACTGAGACTAAGTCAGGTGAATCTGGACGTCATTAACGCTATAGATGATAAGATTTTCATCCTTCCAGGAGCTACAATAGGAGTAGCTAAGAATTTTATCAACTTTTTTAACTATTTTGTAGAAAACAAGATAGTTTACCACGTTCATATTCCCTCTCCAATTATTGATAATTGCTGGTTTGTCGTCTTACCTTACCATATAGGAAAGAAGTATGAGAGCAACTTTACCTTAACATACCCATTCTATGTAAGTAAGATTCTGGAAAGGAAAGGAAGGGGTGTAAGTGGAATTTATATCGACTTTGATTTAAGTGCAGAAAAGATGTTGTACCAAAATACAGTGGGGCTGACTTAGACCCCACTGTATTTTAAAAGTATGTGGCCCTATCGTCCCATACTTTATTATATTCCTGTGGGTCTGTATTTGGTAATAGTTTTGAGACAATATTCCTGTCAACATCATAGTTAAATTTATATATTAAAAACGCAGGGTCTGATGTTTTAGCGCCTGCAACTGTATGTCCTTCGTAAATTACTTTTCCGTCAGTATCGTAATCATATATTCTAATGATTCCTTCATCATAATTATATGACTCTCTGAGAGACCAAACGTTGTCGCTTTCTAGGTTCTTGTTAGCAACTGATACGTGCAACAATTGTCCTGTAGCTTCATCTATAACATTCTTTTCTATTACCCAAATATTCTTCCATTCTTCATGCCCAGGAGTATTAGTTTTACCTACATAAATAAGCTTTCCGTCGTCATCGTAATCATAAAGCTCACAATATTCCTGAGTATAGTCTAGCGTTTCTTTTTCACTCCAGCGAACTGAAGTCCTCTTTTGGATTTTGATAACGTTGCCTGTATCTGGGTCAGTCACAACTTTAGTTATCTCCCACACAGGGTCTGTAGGGTAAGCTGGAGACTCAGCGACTCCAATGTAAGTCCCATCTGCAGAGGATAAGTAGATATATTTGGAAGAGTAGTCATATGCTTCCCTATTATCCCACGCAACGTTCTCTTCGACGCCAATTGAATACAACTTATTTCCGTAATAAACATACTTTTCTATGGTCCAAATAGGTTTATCTGTTTGTTTTCCAGCTTCGCTTGTGCCTTTATATACAATATATCCATGCGTATCATATTCTATGAGAACAACGTGCCCAACCTCGTAATTGTAAGACTCTCTGTTGTTCCAGATGTTCTTATGCGTTATACGATTTCCTTCAGCATACCCCAGCTCAATGGTGTTACCGTTAGCATCAGCCGTATTTCTTGCAATTACCCAGCCTAGAGAGTCAGGTGTAGCTCCAGGAATTCCTTTCCCTTTATACTTCAAAAATCCATTTTCGTCATATTCGTATAATTCGCTAAAAACATCAAAGTAATTATAGTATTCCCTATAGCGCCAAACCTTGTTGAATTCAGTATCTCTATTTGCAAACAAACGGGTTACTTTTCTACTGTTTGATTCATAGATATATCTTTGGATAAACCAAACAGGGTCTGACTCCTTACTTCCTGGAGGAGCAGAACCTTCAAAAATAAGGTTTCCGTTGGAATCATACTCCTCCCTTTTTTCAAACATATCTATCATTCCACCACCTCCGAAGGTACTTGTTCCTGAAAATAATTCTATTAATATTTCAGTCTCTGAGACTGCGATACCATACTGAATTTTACCTTTTAATGTATCTGTAGTTAAGTGCAAGTTTTTATCGAGAAAATACTTCTTCCCTGTTTTTAAATTTTCAAAACCATTAATAATGCCGAAGACAATAATTAGTAATGAATCGCCTTCAGCAGCATCATTATAAGCCACTCCAACTATGTCATAATCCTTAGAATATTCAGTTGGCTGATAATAATTTCCATCCGACCCAATATAGACAACATTCCCTTTACTAATATTTTCTCCTGCAGTTCCCATACGATAAACGGGAACTACAGGAGCTACCACTACTTGGTCGCCTGTTTTGGCTATTTGAAACAGGCCCTCTGGTAGGGAGTATGAGTTGGGTGTGTCATTTAAATCCAAAAATGACCAGGGTTGGGTTAGGCCTCTACCAAACTTTTGGAACATATCTTACTACCTTCTTCTCCTTCTTTCTCCAGGAGTTATTCCAAAATATCTTTTCAACAATCTTGCAGCTTTGGCAGCTATATCATTTCTATGATATTGTTTGGCCCTTCTATAAGCTGCAGTTAAAAGATAAACAGAAGGCTTCCCAGTATTTGGATTCACGTACGGATACTTCCGTTGCTTTGGAAGTAAAAAATACCTAGCTGGGAGTTCCCTACGTCTCTTTTGTGTTAGTAGTTTCCCACCCTTTTGAAACATCTTCTTTAGAGACTTTGGGAATTTACTTCTGTTTTTTACCCTCGTTGTCTTTTTTCTAACTTTTCTTCTAGCCATTTTGTCAAGACCCCCTTTAAACGTTTAATGTTACCCTTCGTAAACACTTGATACTAACAATGTAAATACCAGGTTTCCGCCTGCTGATTTGACTGCGATTGATTCTGTCTGGTCTAGGGGAATTGGTGATGTAATAAATGTGTCGTGTGGAGGTATTCTTAGAGATGGGTAGATTTCTTTATCCTGGACACCTGTCTCTCCAGACTTAAGAAGAGCGACAGTAGCGAAGTCTTCCTCTTCTGAGTTATTAGCTATATACAAAATATTATACGTTCTGGAGATGGAAGTGTAAAGTACGACTTCGGTATCTGCCCCTGGTTTTTCCCTATGAATCATGCTTTCTCTCCTTTAAGGTCTAAGAAATATCCACGGATTAATGTAAGGGATTGTTGTAACTCTGCCGTTCTTTGCTGCTAATACTTGGGGAGTATGATAATCCAAAGAATCTGGTGTATCAAGCAATTCTGTAAAGTACTGAGCCCTTACATTTGTGGTTGTAAGTCCTGCTACAATAACCTTAATTGTGTAATTTTCTGGTAGGTGATGCTTTACCCTCCAAATCCTTCTGCCTGGATACCACTCTACCGTACATTCTTCACCTGCCTTTAACACACGCCAACCATCAGCAGTTACCTCAGTTTTGTTAATATCTACTTTAGTAGGAACTACAGGAGCTCTATTCCAATCAGTGTAAGCTATTATCCATATCGCCAATGTGCTAGGATTCTTGTCATGCCAAGCATCCTCTGGAATGTTTCCTATCTCCTCCAGAGTATTTCCTGCGTTATATAAATTTTCTGCACTACTTGTAGAGGAGACCTCTTCAAAGACTAAATTTGTGGTATCCCATCTATACAAGATACCGTCTAGCTCCACGAGATACCTATTTGGATTAAAGTTCAGTAATTCATCAGTAGAGAAGTTTCTGGGAGAAACATTGTCAACAGTTATGTCGGACGAATTGAATGGGGGATGTAGTCTAGTTTTTGTGTATTGTCCGAACGCACTGGAATAGTAAGACATTAAGGATTGGTACTGGTCAATCACGTATCTTATGACCTCTAAGTTATTTACATCATCTCCAACCCACGCTAGAGCTACATCAAGTACTTTTGTAGGGTCTGTCGCATTTGTATTCCCAGACCCCCAGCGACTTGGCTGGTTAGGTGCTCTACCGATATAAATACAATTTCCCGTAGAATTTCTAGTTTTTACGATAATTGAATCACTTGATGGATTGTATGCCCATCCCCTAGCTCCAGGACCAATCCCCGCAAAGCTAAAGTTTCCAAGTGTTGTGATTCTGGAGTCTGTATAATTCATAATAACTGTGCGGGTAGAAGTATTATCAGTAACAGCAAGCTTTGAATATATGTCGCTCATTAAGACAAGGTTGTTCGTAGATAATATATAATAAGTTACGTAATTGTTAGAACTTCTAATAAAGAAGCAAATACCACAATTATCATTACCGTCGTCTGATATCCTCACGCCGTGACTTTGTAGGTGTCTTAGAGTGATGCCAACTCCAAACGGGGTCGGAACAGGAGCTACTTCACCTATTATGTCATAGTTTACAAAATTACCTAAGCTATCAACAACTTTTCCATCTTTAAACTTGAATATGCTTTTAAAGTTATATCCCGTGTTTTCTATGTTTTTACACTCTTCAAATTCTAAAGCAAACGTATCGCTATATTCTACGAACAGAAGTGCATAAGGATTATCAACTACTTCCCAGCTACCAGGAGTAGTTGGTAATAATATACCTTCTCTAACTGTCTCGCCTGTTACAGACTGCATTACTTGACAGGTTGTTTGTATGTTAGCTTTTATCTCCACAGGAGTATCTGGGGCAAGGTCTTCAAAGGTAAATGCAGACACACTACAACAAGAGTCGTCCCTTCCAGAACCAAAGATAGCAACCACATTAATAGCTTCATCTGACGTATTTTCCAAGTTCCATGTATTTTCAGATGGAAAGTATGTAGCATTCACCACGTTTGTTTCTTGATAAGTCTTTCCCTTCCATCCTTCTACGGTCATTTTATTTCTAAAAGTAGGAGCGTGGTCTTCGCTAAGGGTTGATAAAGATGCCACAAACGATAATCTTTTCCCTACAAAAATTTCAAAATGTTGTGGTCCTAGAGCCTGTATGGCATCATTTGAAATTCCATTTACTAAGATAGAATCTCCCGTAAACGAATTTAGCTTAAAAAAGTAAGAGCCACTCCAGCCATAATATTCGTCATCGGCCTTAATTAAATACCTTATTTTCTCGTCTGCCGAAACACTTTCATCAAAATATATTTTGTCAATATAATTCCAATCCGATGTATCTATCTCATCATTACATTCAATGTAGTATCCTTTTCCAGCTTCTATCACTGGAAGAGATAATGTCCAATAATTATCGACAGTAGTAACCGTGGCCTCATCTACCTCTTCCACATAACTGCTAGAGTTTTCTATGCCTCCAGACGTACTTTCTCCGTTAGTTACCTCATAAATTTTAACAATATCAACTTTACTTAGAGAGTCGGATGAAACTGAAATAATTTCATTAGCAGGGATATAAAAAACTCCCAGTCTTGACATACTTTCGCCTAATTCTGGGACAGAGAAAATTAGGCCTGTTCCTGTTTTATTGACTCGCAAATATTTGTAGCTGGCCTCGTTATACGATTCTGGGGTATCAAATAGTGACAAGAACCTGAATTTCTTTGTTATGAGATACCATATATAGTTAATTTCATCTATCGCAACTAGAGAGCCCAGCCCATAGTATTCTATAGTTACTGTTTTACCATTATCGGCTGCATTAAAGTAAAGCCTTCCTGTTATGTAGTTTGTTCTAAACTGCAAGGGGCCTGGGTCTGTAGTTACTTCAGTAAATCCATCTATAAAGATGGAGGTTCCTATCCCAGAGAACTGAGGGACTTCCCTTAACTTTACGATGCCTCCAAAAATGGTTTTAGTTTCCCTTTTAAATTGAGGCTCGTATTCGCCTTTAATATTCCGTCTAGCCCCTACTAAAGGAAAATTTGGTCTATAAATATAAGAAGGGTCAGTCATCAGGCATACCTCAGTCTAAAGGTTTTATATGCTGCAAAGAAGCATCCAGACAAACTATCCAGAACATCATCAAAATCACAATAGGGATATGTTTCCAATTCAGTGTAAAATTCTTTAAAACGCCTTCTGTTAGCTGGAAGAATAAGAGTCCAATTGTCAAGGTATGGCTCTAACATTGATATCCTCTCAACCTTATTCACTCTATGGGTAACAACTTGTGGGACAGGCCTGCGTAAACCACGTCTCGTTAGAAATTCCTTTAGGCCGTTGACATAATAATTATCCCCTCTATCTTCTACAAGCAACTTAAAAATTCTTAACCCTTTTTCCTCATACTCTTTTATAAACTTGTATATTAGAAAATACTGCTCGCTTTGTCTTAATTGACCTACCTTATTGTCAATAAAATAAATCAAATTATTATCCAGTTTCGCTAAAGCACATAAACTAAACAAGTCGGAATCGCCTTTCCTTCTTCCAATTCCTCTGCTTTTCTGTTTCCCTCCAGTTGGGTCAACATAAACATATATGAGAGGATGGTAAGCATATATTTTTTCCAATTCTTCGTCTTCGTAATACTTGTATTTTTCTGGTCTAAATACTCCTTCCTCATCTTCAATTATCTCATTCTGTTTTTCAAGCATAAAGGCTCTTCTGCCTTCTAAGTAGTATTCTTCCATTAGCTTTCTGACTGGATAGACTTCCTCCCATAATGACTTAGCTCCTTTGAGCATCTCCTCCTTATGTGCGAAATAAAATTTTAGAGCATCTTTTTTCCTAAACTTATTCTCCCTGTCTTTTAATATCTCTCCAAATTCATCCCATAAGTCCATTCGTTCTGGGAAAGAAACAAGGGCTTTGAAAATCTTTCCTTCCCAGGCAGCGTAGTCCTCACTATAAAGTAATTTATATACTAAGGCAGTTTTAGCAAGGACAGTTCCGACTACTAAAATGTCTGCATCTTCACTTCCTGCTTTTACAAGGTCTCTTGTAAACACTTCTTCAACAGTTGCTGATAGTGATGGAGAGGTAACAGATTCTAAGTTGTCAGGGTCATCTACTATAATAAGGTCTGGCCTCCTATTTTTATATTTAGTTCCACGTATGGAAGATTTCAAACCAGCAGTTCCAATCAAGATATCGTTTTTAGTTATTATTTCTGAGCTTTTCCATTTTTTTCCAGGACCGTGGGCGTGTGGAAATAAATAGGCAATTATATCGGACTCCAAATATTCCTTTATGGTTGTCAATCTCTTTTCTGCTTGGGGTTGCGTGTCAGAAACTAGCAAAATATATTTATAACGCTTCTTTGGTGGTAAATAATCATTTCTGCATACAATCCACAGTGGACCACCTTCGGAAATAGTAGTGGATTTACCCCATCCCCTGGGACCTGCAACAACACGTCTCCTTCTCGTTTTTTGATTATCTTCTATTAGTTTTAGTAGATAGCGATGGAATGGGCTAAAAGACTTTGTATAAAATAAGTCTGGAAGAACAGAATACATAAACGCATCGTAATGGAAAGCACACACTTCGGCTAGAATTTCACGAGGAATTTCTTCCTGTATTTTCCCATCTTTACTTATGAGAGAATTTTCCGCTGATAACATCAGCCAACATCCTCCTGGAATTACTATCTAAATTTATTACAATTTTTCTATTATCTACATACTTACTATCCTCTCCAGATTCTTTGGTTTCTTTTCTTGTATATTCTCGGATAGTTAGAAGTAGCTTTACTAAATCAGCTTCTAGTTGAAGGGCCTTTAACATATTGTTTTGAAATTGAGCAGCGACATGAGGTTTTTTACCTATGTAAGAATCAAAACCAACTTCAGCTTCTTCTATGAGTTGTCTATTCTTGCCGATTACATAAGAAATGTTACGGACGCAAAAATCTAAAACACCGTCTGGCTTTTCGGAAGATACATCCTCAGCAGATATATCTGGAACTGTTGGGTCAACTAAGTTGTAACTATCACTCATCTCCAACCCCTTCTATATTAAATAGCCGAGCAGTAGGCCATTTTATCGGTTAAACTTTTATTTGTCAGCACCTTTGGAATATTAATCCAAGTTGGGTAAAAGATTGTTTTTGCTAATGTAGCTGGACTCATCTTTATATTCGGGTTTATGTGTGCAGTAAAAAATATCTGTCCAGCTTCATCACACATAAGAAAAAACTTCTTCACTTTGTTTATCTTACTTATCCAATCACGCAGTATAATTCCTGCAGTTAATCCATTTATACCACATCCGATAAAACCCGAAAAATACTTTTTTGTTCTGTCAATAATTTTCCGTAAAAATTCTTCTAATGTCAACAAATCAGATAACTTATTTAAATCTGCAAAACCCAATAAATCAATAGCAATCACATCATACGATTCATCCCTTTGTATGTATTCAAATGCATCCCCAATTACAATTTTATCTTTATACCGCTCCTCTCTTACTGGACAAAAAATTTTACACACATTTATCACCATTTCGTCAATTTCAACAATCTTATAATTCTGTATTCCTTTTCTACGAAGTACTGGGACAGAAGTAAGGTCACCTCCTCCAAGAATTAAAATATCATCAGAAGGCTCGGCGCCATCCAGTAAGATTTCGTAGTAGTCGTCGTTGGGCAAGGATGTCTGAAAAATGTTATCTAAATATAATCTTTTTTCTCCAGAAAATTCAATTACCATTATATGTTGGTATTCACTTTGTTCTGAGGCTAAAATATTATACATAGCTTCCTACTCCGAATAAGGTAAAGGTTTGAGGATTATCGTTGGTATCTATAGTACCATCTGTTTTATAAATTTTCAAATAGATAGAATCTACTGTTGTTTCTTGGACCATAACAGTTCCTAAATCCCCACCAGTAACTTGAGCAAAAACTATTGGAGGTTTAAACAAGGCCTTGTCAGTACTTATATCCAGCACATGACGATTTTCTATAGCGTCATATCTTATGTTAGCTACACCTCCTCCAGTTCCGCTTTCACTATCGTAATGCAGGAAAATAACCTGCCTAGGTTCATTATCTCTAAACAACTGTTTTGAGGTAGCTGCGGTCCCAAATAGAGAGATAAAACAAGATAGTGGGAATACAAAAGGTTGGTCCTTGGAAACCAATCCCGCTACTTCAGTTCCGTCAGATTCCTCCGTGAAGTTACCATCAACATAATAGACAAGCCTCCCATCATCAAATGTCTGGTTTAGAGGAATGTCAAGCCTTCCAACGAAAGGAACTACTGGAGGAACAAGTTTACTTTCTGTAAAGTCGAAATTCCAGGTACAACCTATATAAAAGCAAGGAAAGTCACTGTTAGAATCGTGTAATTCGTTCCCATATGACGTTAATCTAATTCCTTTATGAATACTATAATCTGGAATGAATCCCAATGTTGTGGTTGCAAATCCGCTCATGGTATTTAAATGGCCAAAATTATCATCCACTTCTGGAAAGAAAGCAATTAAGTCAATGTTTTCGCCAACATTATATGTTAGAGATATATCAACTGTTGGAAGCCATAAGCCATTTTCCTTTTCCATAGATAAAGTCATCAGCAGACCCCCCATATAGTTATAGTAAATGGTTTATCATCTAAATCTGCTATACTAGCTCCAGGTTTTGGTGTAAGAATCACGGTGTCGTCTATTTGCTTAATGTTGTATCTGGGTGGGGTAGATTCCATACGCAAGGTTGTGAAGGATTTATGTAAGGAAGTTTTTAAGTATAATACAATTTCATCGCCGTTTATATCAGAAAGAAGAATATCTGGATGGAGAGGATGTTTGGTGAAACCACTTACATTTCCGTCAGCAGTAAATTGTTTTTCTGTTGTGGAAATTATGTGAACGGAATTATCTGCAGCCGTATATTTTGCATACACAAAGAAGACTGCAGTTCTACTTCCAGAGCTTGCTCCAGCGAATAGCTGGGGTGGAAGTAGGAAGCTATCCACATTAACTAAGTCTGTATGTGTAGCAAAATTTCTTAATCTTACTAGTGCCAAATTGTAGTTTGATAAAACCTTAATACAGGTTCCGACTACATAGCGTTTATCTACAGGGCTTGTGATTTTTATAGCTTTGGTTCCAGCCACGCCGAGCAAGTCTCCTGGAGAGACCTCTCCAACGTATCTTACATAGGCTACTCCCCCCATCTTTAACAATAGGTGTCTCCTCTCTTCATCTCTTCCTACAACAACACCTGCTATCCCACAACCATTATCCACATTACTACAGGCCAGTCTTGTCATATTTTCAAAGAAAACCGCATATGCTATCTCGTGCATTTTTATAGGTGCCGACCCCACACTAGGAATAAAGATGCAGTAGGGGGTTAAATATTTTGACATTAGTAAAAAGTTGTCATTCAATAAGTTTATGAAAAATTTATTTCCCGAATCTATCCAATGTAAAGTTGATGGGTGAAACATTAAATATGCGGACATTGCATTACTCCCCGTGTGCTAGAAAAAATATTTTAGGATTTTCACTTCCACTTAACCAGTCTAAAGGATTACCGTTCAAATCAAACAAGAAAATGTCAGCAACAGTTGATGAGCAATTTACACTAATGCTTGATGGTGTTGAATGATAATGTGACGCCAAATATACTGGAGTAAAACTAAATGTAGGTATAAATTCAATAGATAGACGATTACCTACGATTTCCGTAGAGCTTACTCCTTCAGTTCCTTCATATAAATAGTCTCCGACGTTTACGTTTCCCGTCGCTAAGTCAACTTCACCAGTAAGTTTTACTACATATAAAGGAGAGTCAGACGACCCTTCGTAAAATAAAGTAGCTGGAGTTACATATTCTGGGAACAAAGCGGGGTGGTTTGCTCGTCCCTCTAATACTACCTTAATTGTACTTGCGTTAATAACTTCTGTACATACTCCTATAATACGATATGGTGGGTATAGGTCTGACATAGACTGAGATACATTTACATATCCTGTGTCATCTACATAGGCGTATTTTCCTATTAAAGTTGTATCTATTCCAGTCGAAGTAGCAACCGTAGCTTCTCCCAATATTTGAACATAAGCTAATCCATCTTCCAATAAGGTACACACACCAACAGGATATTGGTCAGGCTCACATAAAGCTAGAAATCCTGCTGAATTTATAGTTACCACACGTTTTTCATCAACATTTCCCATAACCTTATCAGTCGCAAAAAAATTTGACCCGTACTTATACACATAATTCATCATATTTAAATGAATTAACATATTCCAACCAACAGTATCGTATTCTATCTTTTTCAGCATTATCTACCTCTCTAATGGATTTAGGTCTATAGATGTATATGGTGTGTTATAAGCCAACCCCAACGCATTTTTTGCCAAGAGACGTAGTTGCTCTTCAGGTAAACTACTTGGCTTTACTAACTTTGCTTTTCCTGCGTTTCCCTCCAGCCACAACACAATTCCGTTTAGTTTTGAGTTATCGTTTTCTGCGAACACTAAAATATAGTTATTAAATAAAGGAGGAAAAATTGTGGAAATTACTTTATCCTGGTATAAGCGTTCAATCTCTAAAAAATTATCTACTTTGACTAATCTGACAAACATCAAGTCTTTATTTAAAACTGGTTTGTCTTCCAGTGCAAATTTATACATCGGATACCTCCACATGCACTTTATTACTTTCTGACGTTGTGTAGTATAAATTTCCTGTAAGGTCAGGATATGCCGTAATGTCGAATCTAGGAGCCCCTCCTAATGCCCCTATAATTTCACCTATAGATATCCTATACCCTATAGTTTGTATCTGGAATACTTTAGTATATACTTCTCCCGTAGGAGTTCCATCTGGAGCGACAGCAGTAAACTTAAAAATCACGTTAACATTTTCAGTTACACCATGTAATGCAACTTCATTAATTGAAGTGGTCGGTTCAATACCGTTAGAAGGCGTTATATCCAACGGATTTTGTGAGTTATCTAACATTCTAGGTGAATAATAAAAAAACCTCAAGTCAAGTGTATCTACACTTCTAACTATCAAATAAGTGTCTGTCCCTCCAGGAATAGGATTTAACTCACTATTCACTGTTATGTACGGTTTGGGGTACGACGAATATTCGGCAGGTACAATTCCATCGTTTTCGGTCTTTTTTCCTTCAGTAGAAAACATAGAATAGGCTATCCCAATCACATTAGATTCAACACCAACAAGGGCAAGGTCACAGAAAAAAACATTAGTTACTGGAGCAAGGGTAATGCCGTAGCTTGAGGCGGTGGAAGTACTATTTAAAAATACTACTGACTTTCCCATATCCAATAGTTTTAAGTAACGGTCCGCTCCGACATCTACATTAAGAAAACCTTGTAATTGGATTCTAATAGGTTCTTCTGGAGATAAAATTACGCTGCGAAATACTCTGAATAAGTATCCTATACCAAAGGCATGGATAACAGGAGTAGAATCCTCGTCTTCACCTATTTCTGGGTAGTCAATATCTGTAAGTAAGACCCAATTTGTTAGGGTATCTTCCTCAAAAAATTCCCCCAGTCTATTGTAATAATCTTCAGGAAGTCTTTCGTTTTCACTACTTACTCCCTCTAGTGTAACTTCTACGGTGTCGATACTTTCCCTCAAATCTACAGGCGTCGCCAATTTTCCAATTAATGTAGCTTCAGGAGACCCGTAAGATGCGATGGCCTCAGCGTTAACAGGGTCGTTTGTATATTCATTCTTTTCAAAGACTGAAAATGAGTTAAATGTACCACTTGTAATATGCGCTGGGAACATTACGTTGGAAACGCCTGTTATTAAGGGAGATGTTTTAACGACCAAAAAGGGAAGGGGTTTATCCTCAGCTAAAGGACTTGGAAGAGGAGGAACAGAAGGAATATATAATTCTCCTTGTTCTGCAATCTCCCTATACTCTTTAAATTCAATATCAATAGTCTCGCTAGGATACTCGTTAATGGTTTTACTTATTACAGTTGCATAAATTTTTAATAAATTTTCGCTCATAGTTCTACTCCAGAGGAACTTCTATGGTAAACCCATCACCTACATTTAAGTAGTTGTAGGCGAAGGAAGTTTTAATAGACCCACTAATTGTTGGTTTACTGAATATGTCAAGCATATCTTCCAGGTAGGCCTTTACATCGTCTATCCAATGTAAGTAATCTAGGTTTAAAGATTGTCTTTTTCTAGCTCCTATAAGCATCGCATGAGCCATATTCGCAACTGGAGGGGCAGCAGCGCTATTATATAAGTATTCGTAAGCATCATCTCCAGTTCCGTCATATACTTCATCAATACGACAAGCAAGGTATCTTGCCTTAAATTCGTTTATCACATCTGACGAATCTGTTGATGGCTTTTCTATCGTAACGTCCGTCATGCGTTCAAGTCTTACTACTGGAAGAGAAGATACGTCCTCGTAAGGGTCATACAGGAGTTTAAACCTAATCTTTCCATCACTAGAAAGATTCACGGCTATACGAGCTATTTTAGACATGGTTTCCAGAACATCCGAATATCTGTTATTTTTGTAAGCAAGAGAAAACCACATATATGGAAATGTTGTGATTAATCTTCCTCCTATAGATGCTGCTGACGTCCAATCAATATCCTCTACTCTATACAAGTCTAGTAGGATATCTGTAACTATTGCGATAGGGTTTAAATCTACTACATCTCCGCAATAATTAGACTTCCTAAACCGAACCCAATATGAGGAGTCTCCTAGACCTAATGGTTCCCCATACTTCATGAGTAAGTAAACTGTTCCTGGAATTATTGTTAGTATCGCTTGGTAGCCAGGAATAGCTCCGTTATTAACCCCCATAAATCCCTGATTGACGGCAAATGTGGCGACTCCTAACGAATGTGTTTTATATTGTGGGTTTGCACCGTCACCTCTACTAAATTTTGGTATTCTATTTGCTCGCTCCAACTCATCTAGCGTATCAAAGAAATTATCAGGCATAGACGAACCAGGGTATTCTATGGTGAAGCAATCTGCTATGCCCACATTTGTGTATGCGTTAGTACTTGTATCGTATATAGCGTGCCCTATGTCATATTCGTGTCCCCAGAATTCGGCCATAGGCATCGGGTCTGTAAATAAAAATCTATCACCAGTTACTAAGATGACATTAAAGTATAGACATACAGTTCTGGGAGAATAATAAGCACAAGCAAGTAAGTGGTCGGACCAAATACGCTTTCCTACGGGTTTATTCTTCGCCTTTTTAGCTTTCTTTTTTCCTCCCATTAGAAGAATTAGCGAGGCTGCTATGCTAACTACAGTAAAAGCGGTTGATAATGCAGGCATAGTCTATCTCCTCTAGTAGTAGCGTTTGTTTATTTCGTCCATAGTACTGTCTTTAATCACAAGATTTCCCCACCAAACTGTGTTAGCCCTAACCTTACACGTACCGTAAGTTCTGGGCAGAGGTTGCGAATCCGTATGGGGCGGAGTAATTTCTACAGAAACATCTGCCGTTTCGGTCTTATCATTATGGCCCTTAGAAAATAACGCAAACACTACAGTCAATAAGGTTACGCCCATCGAAATCCATCCAAATGCAGACATATTACCAGCACCGCCAGAACCGCCTACAGCCTTATCTCCTCCCTTAGTTGACATCATCTACCTCCTTTTTATTTTTAATCAAACTACTTTTTTCTATGTTAGAAATCTTAAGTAGAGCAGAAAGTATTATGTTTATTTCAGTAATAGCGGGAGATAACTGAGACAATGTTTCCTCGATATTTTCCATTCGTTTATCCAACGAACTTACTCCCTTTCCCAGTATATAGATAACAAAGACACAAATTGCTGCAAAAATCAAAAGAAGTTTGGTTAGAGCTACAAGAGTAACGTTAGATAAGTTCAATACGTCAAGCATTTAACCCTCCAAAGTGCAAATTTATTTTAATTCAATTATTAGAATTTGCTCCTCATCTGTAGTAACATCTTTTTTCGCTTTGATAGTCACCCAACGACTTTTTGGGAAAACGAAGGACTGGGAATTCTGCCCTACATTAGAACCTTCAATCACTATCTCTCTCACATTCTTGTAAACATTTACTACCCCTTTACCTTTTACAGACATACTTTGCAAGTAAGTTATAGTATCTTTTTTCACCGAAGATACGACACGTCCTGAGAGAAACAATAAAATAATAAGTATAACCAATCCCTGGAGAATAATTGAGTAATCCGATAGTATGTAGTTTTTAATAAAGTTCATCTATCCTCTCCCTTATATCTTTATTTGAAAATATTTTATAAAACAACCCCAACGCTTCTAAGCGTGACACATTACAGCCAAGACGTACCTCTGGTTGTTTTATTTTGCCAGACTGAAAATTTATCAGGATATTCCCAGCTAACATGCCCATATTATAAAAATTAACAGAGGTAGAAATAGCTGCATTGTACTCTTTGCTTAAGAGTAAGTTGAATACTACTTCCAAATGACGCATATTTAAACTTGTAACAATCTTAACTATCTTTTCCATACTTACAAGTCTTCTAGTGGGAGGGTCGTATAATCGCTGAGCAGTTATAAAAATTACTGAAAATTCCTCTTTTTGTAGTTTCTGAATAAAATCAGTCAAAGATGTTGTATCTGGGAAGGAAATAGTTTGGATGTTTGAAATACCTCGTTTATTAAATTCGTTTGATAGGGTATCAATCAAGGCCTTTTCGGTATATGACATAAAAGTGCAGGAACTTGTGACAACATAATAAGTCTTTGGCGTCAATGCAGCCAAATCTAAAAGGTCCCAAAGTTTTTCTAGTCTTATTATTTCCTCTACTCCAGCCACCTCGGCGTTGTTGTTTAATCTACTTTTGTAAAAAGTCAGTGGAAGATTTAATCCACTGAATATAACTTTATAACCTATATTTGCCAGCCTAATACCAACATAGTTAAAAGCAATATCATCTACGGTAACCACAAAACTTAGATTAGGAAAGTTTTCGATTATGTTTTTTACAATATCATCAGCAACATCACTAATATCTGCGGGATTAATATTTTTAGTTTTCGCTCTTAAATAGTATATTTGAACAACTTCATCGTCTCTTATATAATGTTTATCTCGTAGGCAATCTATAATTCCAAGCATTTGTGGCCTATAACATACATTGAATGGATTATAAGATGAAACTATAACAACTTTTTTGTTTACTAAATTACGATTTCCAGTAGAAATTAGTATATGTGGGGATAGTAGAACATACATAAATATTGTAGCACAAAATACGAATACTTCTTTATGTTTCATATTCCACCACTTTAAGCTTTTTAAACAGTCTTAATCCCTCGTTCGAATACTTCTGCCTAAGAGTTATTTCGTCAGCACAGGTCCGACCGATAACTAATTTGTTTGTGATAATTGATACTCTAGCATTTTGGATTAATATATATGTTCCGCTATCTGCAATGTCATCTACCCATTCCAATTGTAATCCTAACTTTTTCTCCAGACATTCCTTTAAGTTACGTCTATTATAACTTAAACATTCAGATAAATTGTCAGCCATTCTATTTCTTTTGTCAAGTAAGTATGAGAAAAGTTCATTGGTGGGGCGATTATATCGTAACTTGAGAACCTTTCGCAACTTGGGGTTATTTCTTAAAATTTGTTTAAATCTACCGACAATTACGCTCATGGACCCCAATCTCCACTATGGTCTGGATTGTCGTCATTATTATCATTGTTTTCAGATTCATCGCCCAAGCACATCTGACCGATATTGCCTCTATTACGCACCGACGTATCGCTAAGAGTATCGCTTGTAAGCATATTTGACGGCATATCGGGCCACCCACATGCCCTGGGAAGATTGCCAAAAAGTAGCTTACATCTATCTAAGTCACCTATGCAATTGGGAAGTATAGTAATCTTTTTGTTAGCATAATTCATAACATAGTCTGGAATATTCCATTTAAGTGAAAACGAAGTCGGTGATAAAACAGAAGCTATTAAATTTGGGACAGGAAGCTCAAAAAAAGTGACGTTAGGTATCTCCACACCTCCCATAAGGATGACCAACCCTTCTCTCCAAAAGTCATCAAAGGAATCTCCTAAAAAATATGGAGAGCTAGGCAACTCTACCACATTGTCTCCAGTAATGTTAAAATTAGTATATTCCGCCTTGTAGGCATCTTGTGAAAGGCCACAATATTTATCATAGATAATATGATTACAGTATCGCTGGACCCAATAAGTAATGACTTCGGAGTTAGCAAGGTTAAGACCTAATCCGAACTCTACATCAATAGTAGTCGTTTTTAGTGAAGCTTTTTTGTATTTTCCTTTGAAAAGAATAATAGCTCCGTTCAACTCCTCCTTATAGCGATAAATAGTAAGGTCACACTTAAGAAACTCTGTCTTAAAAAATATATCTATCCAGTACTTTGTAGCTGGAAGATGGATTGTAGTATCTACATCTCCGTAAGTAAACTTTATAGCCGAGTGAACTATTGGACGTGGGTAAAATGTCAATCCGTTATACACAATTTCACTCCGCCCAGTACAGAATCCGACCGAAGTAGTATCACTATAAGTAGAATAGAAGTCAAACTGATACAGGTAAATAACGTGGCCTACGGTTACTGCTTCTTCCCAGGTTTGCCAAGACATATTTACACTCCTTCAGGGTAAATCTTTGGAGACTCAGTAAATGGGTTATAATAATTTTTGTAGTCCTCAACCAAGTCCAAAGTAACATAGGCAATATCAGACGTAACAAAGTTAAAAGTAATATCTTCCTTATTACTTCGCACATACAAAAACGTAGTAATTACATCAATATCACTTACGATTATTTCTGGCATAGGATAATCCAAGTTTACTTTTAGAACCCTATAGTCTAATTGAATTTCCATAGACGAAATTTGGTTAAAGTGAATTTTGGAAAATCCATCATATACAATAGCGACCATTCTCTGCTTATAAACATCCTCAATTGATTTCTGACCCCAGTTTAAACTATAAAAATACTGCATCCCAGCTTCGTACTTATAAATCTCAAATTCATCTGGAACATGGAAAGGAGCATAGCCAACAGGTCTAAAATCCTCTTCCATAGCAGTAAACCAAAAGGATAGGTAACGCCCCTCTATCAAAAACTGGAGGTCCAACATTTTGTTTATTTCAGCTCTATTAGGGAGAAATACATTAAAGATTTTTTGAAATATAGGTAGTTTCCTAAGAAATATAGGCTCAAACGTTCCAGTGCCCATGTCCATTAATACGCCAGTAAAATCCATTCTATCTGCAATATTCTTATAATCTATCGCCTGCGGATAGGGAATCACCATAATATCATAATGTAGCGGGATATTATGGTAAGTGACGCTAGATTTTCCAAATATGTAAATTTTATTATGTATCAAGGCCTCACTCCTTTACAGTAAAATACGCTTGTCAATAGTTCCGTCAACACTTGCGCTTACGGTTACATCATACGCATTTCCTTCACTATGAGTTATAGTAACAGTAAAGTCAGTAGGAAGTAATTTAACAGGGTAGCTTAGGTATGCCCTATCAATAGTCCCCTCAATTATGTTGAGTTCTGGAGAAGAAGACAAGATTTCTATTTTTGTAAATTCAGGCATATCATCGCTTATTACACGTTTGCAGGTTAAATAGTACGAGTGGACGGTGTAGAATGTGTCAATAACGAGACAAGCAACAAAGTTATCAAATGTCTGATATGTTGTTTCAATATACTCATTAAACTCTTCCGATTCTGTCAAGATGTAAGGAGGTTCGATAGATACAGGTGTAAAATGCCTTAGTGGATGTGTTACATAAATTTCGTATCCAGCCTCATACAAACTTTTAGCTCTAGCGGATAATACAAGGTTGCGAATATATTTTGCATGTAAGTATGATACAGTGCTTTTAAAGGGAACCTTTATTTTAGGATTTGCCACTGCAACGTCCACCTTAAACACAACACGAGATTCAAATTCTTGTTGTTCAACGATAGTCTCTGGTTGTTCCATGTTGGGCCTTACTTCAGGCGTCTTTTTTCTTTCCAGATACACCAACGGTATTACTATGATGTTAGGCATCTTTTAAACTCCTCTGCATCTATCTCTATTTTAGCTATGAACTCTCGTCCTCTCCTTTCATGAGTTATAAATCTGCCTTTAATTAAAGGAGTTAAAAACGTGGATTCATAAACAGTTCTATGGTCATAAGGAGAAGAGGTAATCAATACGTGTTGGCTCCCAGACACAAAGTCAACAATACCTCCATAACTTTCGTTTGTATTTATGACTAAGACTTTGCTTGCTATCTTCCAAGTGAGCCTTTCTTCTATAAGTTCCTCTACTGTCCAAACCATTCTATTCTCTTCTTGTACAAAGTATGCATCCTTGACAGAAAGTGCATCCAGTCTAAACGGAACTAGAGAGAAATTGTTTATAAGATTCCCAACGCTTTTATTACAAGAGACAACGTAAAGCCAGTTAGCCATCATAGAGTCAATAATGTCAACAGAAATTGTGTAATAAATACTAGGAATGTTAAAGCTGATTCTGGAAATATCCTCGTCATTAATCGCAGGAACTATCTCGTTGACAAAATCTATAGTTAGTTTAACCTTTTTCCCACTAGAGGATATCATAGCAATTAAACTCCTGGAGGTTCTGATTTATGCTTGCGTATCCCATAACCTCAATTTTCAGAACAAGAGATGGCCTTTTACCTGCATTCAACTTGTGTCCTAATATACAAGGTATCCACCAGTTAAGCAAGCCTGTATTTATTTTATCTGGGAATAGGACGGTGATACCAGTAAGAACAGTCCAAGTATTAGGTAAAACTAGAGGATATGTGTCTGTAGGTACTTATGGTTACTACGTCCTTCATCATTCGCAAGAAAGAAAAATAAATATTAAAAAGCTTGCCGTTAGAGGGAATTTTAGTCTAAGAGACACACATACATTAGGGGTTACAAAAGACGTATTAATTACAAACGTCATAAAATCATTAGTATCCTTATACACACAAAACGGAAGAACACAATCTCTGGTGTCAAGGATAGTTAAGAACTATCCTCAATGGGAAGACTTTATCCCTCCAGACATCCACAAAAATTACAATGAAGTAGATACAACATTTATCAACTACTCCGTTGAAAATTATTATATGTCGCTATATTTATTCTTAAAACTTTCGTTCATATTGAAAAAAGTCAAGTTAAAAAGTAACTTTTTCATATTCCGTTTAACGTCTTCTTGGTGGAAAGACTATTACGATATAATCTGTAAGTCTCTCAACCTCCTTCCTCTCGTTTCCCAGAAAAGTATTACTTCTGGGATAGTAGAATGGAGGTTTAAGAAGACAGACCTGATTTATCTTGTCAAGCTTCTAATCAAAAAGCTTCAAATTAAAACAGTTGATAGGTTAATGACTTTAGTAAGTCTATTTTCGGAAACTGACGTCACATTTTCCACGGGAGGAGAATTAAAGTTGGAAAACTTTAAGGAGACAAAATTGTCAACTAGAAAGTTAAAAGAGTTCAGGGTGGAAAAGGTTTATGATTGCTCAACTTACTTTATTGTTTTAGAGCCTGATAATCCCTATGTTAGGAATAGGCCTATTGAGGTTAATGCAATATATCCAATTTTGTAAGTTAAAAGTAACTTAAGGTTATTGAATCTTCCCGACTAATATTATGAAAAAATTTCCAGTCGTACTCCTTCCATCTGGTAGTTGGAAGGAGTAGGCTTTGTTCTTTATTTTCTATAATTATGAATTTAAACGTAATGCTTGTAATTACGCCTTCAAAGTTGTTTACGAGGACTTTTCTTCCAACGCAAACGTATTTGTTGGAGCGAAAGTCCAAGTAAGCAAAAATACTCTGAGCCATATTTTTAAGAAACAATCCTAACAAAACGGCAAGGAATATTTTTAGGCTCAACCACAAAATAGTAGAGTCAATCGCATCAACTATCTGCACTAATTGGCTCGAAAAATCTCCCATAGCTTAAACCCTTATTATTTCTTAATAAGCATTCTTGCCACCCTTCCAAAGTCCTTTACCAGCCACACGTGTTGGTTATTAAACGTAGTCCCTCCTATTGCTATTAAAGTTCCATCGGAGGTAAATCCATAAGCTGTGTTTAAACAAGCTAACGTTTTATTAGCTATTGTCCCAAGATACTTGTTATTAAATAAATCAAAAGCAATAATATGAGGGTTTTCATAGTATTGTGCTGAATAGTCCACATAAGACATTACCAAAAGCCCGTTGAATTCAGCAAACTTCTCACTTCCAACATCACTACCATTGGTAAGAGCAGAAGTATCTGAGCAGACCTCCTCATAGTTGTGAAAATCGGGAATTCTAAACTTTATAATCTTTCGCAACGTAGCATTAACAAATTTTTTGCAAATAATACTTCCATCAGAAACTTTTGTGGCGAGTTGAACAGTCCCATCAGTATATTCATCTAAATATTCCCAAGTATCTGTGTCTATATCATACCTATAAATTTTACGCAACGGCCCGCCAAACACATAAACGTAGCTCCCTTCGACGATTGCACATGCCCTTGTTGCATCCTCACTTTCTGGAAAAGGAGAGAGCTCCATCCACGTATTTGTTGAAGGACTATAAACAAAGAATCTGTTCGTATAATTCGTAGCATTATAATTTGTATATCCCATTCCATAATAAAAAACATCTCTGTTAGAGTCGTATAATGTAATCCCACTGCGGATAGTGATAGGAGCATTTCCCCTACTGGTCCAGCTATTTGTTTTTGGGTCGTAGTATCTAACTAAAGATGTCAAGCCAGCATTATTACAACCTGAAAACATCCAGAATGTGTTATCAACAGTTCTAACATCATGTTGATATGGCACACGCACTTGATTTCCATAAGGATGGTTAGCTCCGTTAGTCACATTTAAGGGAAATGACTTTGTATATCCAAATATGTCAAAGTCATCGGGACTTCTGTCTGTCCAGTTTAATGTAGTGATTATATCGCCTGGAAAGAGATTAGCTCCCCCACCGCTTTCAGCATCTCTTACATAATCTAAGTTATTAGTAAAAGGATTATATACGAGTCCCATAAGACCAACACTCCTTAAACTCTGATTATTGCTATTATGTTACTAATTCCAGTATTAATATTAGGAAGACCAAAAAGATTAGGGTCAGGAGGAATATAGTCATAAAATTGGAAGTCATCAAACCAGAACCAATTCCCAGAACTTGTCATTGTCAACCGATAAATTAAAAACTCAGCTTGAGCAGCTTCTGGGATGTCAACAGTATGTGTTCCATTATTTATGGATACACCTTCCATTAACGTTGTATATGTTGAGCCGTCGTTACTGCCTTCTAATCTAATTGTAAAAGAATTAGCTTTCACATTAATAGTAAACTTGGCAACTAATTTTGGTTCTGTAAATTCATACTCCCACCATTCTCCAGAACTTGTAGTTGCAGAACAGTAGGTGGGCTGGGAAGTAGTAAGTGGATACCAGGCACGATAGCTTGAGCTATACTCAGAGGATGCTCTTACAGTTCCAGTAGATGATGTGTAGTCAGAATGCTCTGCGATTAATGGTATGCTTCGACCATTATCCTGTCCAAAAGTATATCCAATAACTTCAAATAAAGCAGGGTAATCTTCTTTACTGACCAAAGACCCATCGCATTTTAACCATCCAGATGGAGGAGCTAGTGTATCTGGCCACCATATAATGCTTCCTGATGTAAACCTAGCTCCCCCACCTCCAACGGCATCTAAAGAATCTGTAAATGGATTAAATGCAAATTGCATTACTAACCCTCTCTGAGTTTTTCCAACTTTCTATATGATTTCCACCCAAATAATCTGACTGCCTCAAACATTACAACTTGTTTCCAGGTAGGAACTCCAATGTCCATCATGGCATGAAGAAATACAAAGTCAGCTATCTTTCTATTATATAGTCCATGCCTATACATATAGTCATGAACTATAGCAGGCCCGCTGTAGCGTCCTACTGGAGGAAGAATAGGCCAGACAATACGAGGCGTAGATGCGAAATCTGTCGTAGCTCCCTTCGGAACTGTAATTTTTATTTCAAAAATTTCATCCACATATGTCAAGGGCTCATAAACTTCCCACTCAAGAATAGTTTTCTTATAAGGAATTATTCCAAAAAGTTTCCTTTTCTCTATTCTTGGGGGAAGTTGTTTTGTTATAATGTCGCCAATGAAAGGCATTTCGTTAGCCCTCCTTTTTTATAATATCTATCCCCTCTTTATCAAAGTCTATTCCAAGTTTTTCACAAATTTTCTCTACCAAACCGATAGCCTCTTTGATAGTTATTTTTCCGTCCGCTGCGATTTCAGTTAATTCCTCTGCCAAAAGACCTACCAAAGAAATTGCTTTAAAAAACGAAATCTTCATTTTATGCCCCCTTTATTATTGCTGTTCTTGATTAAACATTGCCATAATTGTGGATAGTTCAATATGCTCCGTCTCCTCTACTTCACTCCAATCCCATGTTATAGCATTCAACTCATCTATTGATGTTGCGTTTAGGATGCTGGATTTTTTGTTGTAGTAGTAATTCATGACGGTATTCACCCATGCCCATACCTTTTGGATTTCAGTAATTATATCGGTTCTGCCTTTATCCTTTGCAAGCTGGTAAAGAGAAAGGAAACTAGCTTGTGTGCCGTTATCATAATGCGAATATACAAAGTCCTGAAGTTCTGCCTTTAGCTTAGCAGCTTTTGCTTCCTTCAAAGGATTCAAAATTTCGTCTGTGCTTTTATCTACCCATTGATTTGTAGAAGAGTCCCACTTCTTAGCAGAAATGTCAATAATAGTCCCACCAACATAAGCCCTTTTCCCAGGATTTTGAATAAGCTCCAACCATACACTATCGGAAATTTCTACCGCATCTGTCGGAATGTTAGAACCGTGAATTTTACTATCGTAAAATCCCTGTGGTAATCCTTTCTCATCAAAAACACCGTATTTCATGCTAATAACCTCCTTTTAATTAGTAGCCTAACGCTATCCAATAATAATCTGCTTCTTCTTTATGTGCGCCTTTAAAAGAAAACCAGGCATCTGTCACCTCAACAAGTACATTAGCCTCATCTTTTTTCATACGAATATGTGTATTATATCTAACGGGAGTAGATAAGGTAATAAATAACACGTCATTTGGAAAAACTATAGGATAAAAAACAACCCAAAGTTCGTCTTCAACTTCTTCCACTCTACCCCATTGGATTATTATACCGTTTGGAAGTTTAGTAAATCCAATTGGATTCTTACTGCAAGTGAAATCCCCAGGAAGGCCTCTAATAAAATCAGTATCAAGTCCGCTACCAGCTCCGTCAACCGTTTTTAGTTTATTTAGAATCTCCAGGGCAGTTATATCGTTTGGAGCGGACTCAGTAAAAACTAAGCCATCTTCATTCTCAGAAACTTGAACAAACTTTCCTCCACTTCCACTGTAGGTATCTGGAGTATCAGACAATCCTAAAAACGTGGTAATAACGTCTGCTATGTATGTTGTCTCTTTCCAGATAGCAGCACCCTCAGTCGCATCCAGACAAACGTATTCCTTTTTTGAGTCAACATTAACCCACCTAGAACCTACAGAGTAACCCTCACTACTATCGTTACTGGAAGAAGGAGATACTGTAGCGTTTAAGTTATTTTTTATGTTTTCAACATTACCCAGACCTATTTGACTCTTTGTCACGTGATGCGGATTGTTGGTGTTCTCTATGTGGGCCCTAACAGGAATATTAGCATTTTCAGTATCTATGTAAAACTCTTCAGCAGTTGTTCCCGTATCTGTATTTTGATTGTGTGCTTTTCCTACCGCATCAGCAGCCTCAGAAGCAGTAACCTCAGTACTTCCATTACTAAGAATCTCTGCTTTAGTTACTATACCATCTTTGTCGGGGTCATAAACATCTGTGCGCATATCTCCTTCATTACCTTCAGGTACAGTGTCAAAAACTATCCCATCCTCACTATCAGAGACACGTAAGAACTTTCCTCCACTTCCATTATAAGTGGATGGAGTATCTGAAAGGCCTAAAAAAGAATTGATGACACTAGCTATATATGTTGTCTCTTTCCAGATAGCAGCACCTTCGGTTGCATCTAAGCAAACATATTCTTTCTTTTCATTAACATCAATCCACCTAGAACCAACAGAATAACCTTCCCCTTCATCATCTACTGTTGTGGGTGGTTGTGTAGCATTCAGATTATTTTTTATATTCTCTACATTCCCTAACCCTATCTGAAACTTAGTAACATGGTGAGGATTATTAGTGCTTTCAATATGTGCTCTAACTGGAATTTGAGCTCCATCAAGTTCAATATAAAACTCTTCAGCAGTTGTTCCAGTATCTGTATTTTGTTCGTGAGACTTAGACACTGCATCGGCAGCTTCAGAAGCAGTAACCTCAGTGTTTCCGTCGCTGAGAGCCTCCGCCTTGGAAACTATACCATCCTCATCAGGGTCATAAGTCTCTGTATTCATATTTCCACCACCGCTACCACCACCCGCTCCTGGATAATTTACGTTGAACCATTCAGAAAAAGTAGTCATCCTTTACCTCCTCTAAATTAATAATGTGTTGTTAGTAGATGTACCATAACATAGTTATCGGCCTCAACCTTATCCAAGACAACGTACGAAGGTAATTGTGTGGGTGGTCCTAATACTTGATTTCCGTCAGAATCAATTGTCAAGGAATAAGACATACCAACTTTCAAATCAGCCACACTTCCCGCTGGGATAAGAAAACGAGTCTGAATAGAATTAATTAGAAATACCTGGTCCCCAGCTTTGTAAGTGTAATCTGGATTGTTCATGGATTCATACGCATTTTCCATCTGATACACACGAGCATCGTTGGGCATATCTAACCAACCGATTATCTCCTTAACATTTGGACCATTAGCTAAAACTAGCTCGCCCGTGTCAATAGAATACCCAACAAACCTTCCCGAATACTTAAGTAAAGTTATGTCGTTTTCCAGTGTAAACCAAACGCCGTAACAGGCAGTCACTGGACGTGGATATAGTAAAGCCATAACCCAACTCCTTTTTTAAAATTTTTTATACAAAGGGAATTCCCAATAAAACCTCTTCCCTTCCAGTATCCTCATAGTCATACTCCAAGGCAAAATCAAACCACCATATTAAAGGCTCAAAGTCAGTATATAAGACTGAGTCAATTATATCAACAAAAGGATTTACACAATAATACTCAACGATATCAGTTTTTGCTGTTATGAAAAACTTAACAATATTTGTAAAATCTCGCAAGTAATTTGGTTTTGGCTGGGATAAGAAAACAACATTGTCAAGGATGTCAGTAATATTATTAAAAATACAGACACTTTGAAAGCATGTTACTGTCGGAAATTCAAATGACTCTATCGTACTTGTTATGTTGTAAGCATGGACAGGCCTACCTTCAACTGTATTTGGAATATAAAATATAAATGTTGGAATAGTTCCTTTAAAAGCGCAATAATTTGATTCCACTTCTATGGTTTTTAAAGGAATAGCCATACGGTCATATAGATTCCCTCCGTACGGCTCATATAAGTATTCAAATGACTCTACTGTATCAAACGAATATATCGGCGCACCATCAGGGCAAAGTTCAGTCTCTTCCAGTGGAGGACATACAATAGCTTCGTAAGGAACAGGAACTAAGTCGCTGTCATATGTATGTATAATCATAGCTTCCTGCGCATCTTCCTCATATCCAGAAGGATTGCAGAAAGTAGTTGTAAACAATGGAATTGAATGGATATAAAGGCCGTGTTCGGGCGATGCTAAGTGGACTGCCGAATCAATAGAATCTATAATGTCAATACGATATGTAAATTCAGCGTAACAAAAATCTGCAAGCTCAAAAGAAGGGCAATCTGACACTACATTTATAGGACCGCTACTCCATAAGTTATTTAAAACTTTATATTCTTCAAGAATATCCATCCCAAAATCAGCGTAAACTTTACAACTTAAATCGGCATCAAACATCTGTAGGTAACTATAGTCATTCCCCACAAGAGACGGCGCATTTAAATTATAGGAAAGTTCTATAGAGTCCAGATTGTCAAGACCAAAACAACTATACTCCGTAAACCCAACCCACTCTGGAGTCGGATATATGATTCTGGAAGCAGAAGCACCCATGTTAAAGTTTTCACTCAAAAAAGGATATGTCAGTGTAGCCATAAATGTATCTAACAAATCCGTTCCATAGCATATGCTCTTTCCAGAATCTAAAGGAGAATAAGGTGTGAGTAGAATACTAGGCAAACCAGCAAGAGAAATATCGTAAAGTGGAGGCTTAATACCACCCACGTCTGTAAAAGTCAGACTATCTAAAAAGTCTATCACCCCTCTATAATCTTTGTAGTTCAAATGAGGTACGATAAAATCTCTTTGAGGGAATGTAGCTGCGTATAAATCCCGAAGAATTAAAGGAGCGACTTCGTTTCCAGTATGGCTGTGTTTAATAGAATCTAATACCTCTATGTCAGGTAGATTTGGTTTGCTAACGCATGTCAAGTCCGCAGTTAAAAATAAGGTAGAAGGAACGCCCTTACCAACATACATTACGAAGTCATACCAAAAACCTCTGTAGAGCGTCCCATAAAAATTTCTGTAAAGGACATTTCCACCGTAAATAGCAGAGCGGGGAATCATATCCCAACTTAATTGGATTATATCTCCTGTAACCGTAGAAAACAGAATCATTGATTCAGTATATAGTTGCGTCCAGGAAAGAATATGGGTCGGAATCTTATACTCTGAACCAAAAGCATACTTAGGATGCAGTCCCTTAGCTATGTCAATAGCATCTGAAAAAGCTGGGGAGAAAAGATGAAATGGTGTAGGGAGGTCTTTAAATAAATGCCCCCTCCACGCAGGTCCACCTAATAAATCCAGTTTAGGTTGAGGAAGTGTGAGTAAGACTTCAACAAAATTTTTCTCTGTCACTCCTATTAAGTTGTCAACACTACTTTTAAAAGAATCACAAAGTACTGCGTAAGTTTCTATTGCTGGCGCAGAAAAGTTAGTTTTAACTTCAGTAAAATTAAGAACGGAAATACCGTGAAAAACCTTATAAACATGAACGTTTTCTATGGATTGTTCGTATGCGTATAAATCATAAATTTCACTGTCGTAAAGAAATGGTCTTAAATTTACATAAACATACGTGTGGCCTCCGAAGAAGCAGGGAGGACCAAAGATACCAAAACCACAAAAAGTAACATCTAGCTCTTGTCCGTGGATGTTAACAAAATCTTTTTGGATTTTCGCTTTAGGGAATTCTATTGAAGTACGAACCAGTTCATTGGCAGATGAATTTGGCGCTAAAGCTTGTCCTACGGGAGTGTAGGTAGGTAATATTTGTGATTGTATTTTAGGAGCGCCTGACTCTGGGCAGGCAAATGGAGGTAAAATGTATTGGACAGGGGCCCGAGTAACTCCAACAAGCTCAGGCCCACCATAAAAATTAGAGAATCCATAAAAGTAACAATCTCCATACATTCACGCCGTCCAATTATTCTTCTGTTGGTAAAGGAACTCCATACCCACGTCTTGCGCCTGCAGCAATGGAACAGTTGTAATGTACAAACGGGAATAAAATGAAAGAGTGTGTGTCGCCACTCTCATCTGTATGAGTAACAATATCCCCTGCATACAGGCCAAGCAAATCAGTGTAATAAAACGGAAGTCGTGCAATTATCCTCCAGAGACCTGCATACTTTCCAAAGACATAACTTGGAGTCAATATCCTAACTCCTGCATAGTTGGAATATTTACAAAGTTCTGTAAAGTCAAACCCGACATTTGCAGGGTTTACAAAAAAGCGTACATCAAAGGGGTCTCTAGCATATCCATACATAGTGCCTGGATAATACCATGTTTTCTTCCCTTCCCAGTTACCTACACAAATACATGCGCCCGCAGTATCATCAGTGTTGCCACAACCGCAATATGTCCTAGGAGACTCATCTTCATCCAACTCACTATCTAACGCAAAAGAACTTGCTGCGGTATATACGCCAACACCATTACCCTGGTCAACATCTGCGGTTAAAATTTCTCCACACACTCCAAATGATAAATGTTGAAAGTAGCCTTTTACATCAATTGGATTATCCCCAACCTCTTCCCGAACGAACGATAGCCAGAAAAATATATCCGTCTCTTTCCTATCAGTTATATTAGGACTATCTAGTAAAGGAGCTAACTGTCTAACATACCATGCTTTTGCTATAAGGTCATTGGCAGGGTCAAAGTCAGCATTCATTTTTATTCTACAGACCAAAGCATCTTGAGGAGTTACTAAGGTTTCATCCACCAAATACACTGCTACATCATCATTGTGTGTTTCAGCCTCATTCTTCTGCGAACCCTTCAAAATCAAGTCAGCAGTATTATCTGTCGTGTCATCATAATCAGGAGATGCTAGAATATAAATAGTATCGTTCTGATAAACAATTTTAGCATAAATCTTGTTGTCCCCTCCATCTACGGTCTTACTTAAGATATATACTATAGGGCCTGTATAAAAGGAATTACCAGGGTCAGCATCTAACGAGTACTCCAGCGTCCACATTAATGTAGAAACATCTGGAGGAGAATAAGTAGTAAGGAAGTCCTTTATGTTTCTAACTAAATCGGGCAGGCTTATATTAGTTCTGTATTCATAATGTACTGCCATAAGTTTACCTCCATTTATACTTTACCCTCTGGGAGCTTCTAGCCCAGGGTTTTCTTCATGCCATTCTTTTATACCTAATTTCATAACTGCCAAATTAAACGGTCCTGACCTATATACATCTTGAACTACAATAAAATTAAGGTCACCATCTGGGGTGCTTATTTTAAGTAAATCTTGTGCTGAAAGACCTAAACCTGGAACAAAATATAAGTCATCAAGGATTCCAGCTATTTGTATTCTGTCTTGTTCATCATCATAAGATATACCACTACCACCAAATTCCTCACGAGTACACGATTGCATTTCCATAATAGAATTAACAACAGAATAGTAAACTGGGATAAGCAGACGTCTATCATTAAACGACTCTACTATCTCTGCTGGATTCCACCCAAAGTGTGCTTGTATTTGGTCGTGTTTCACTCCCAGAGGGTAGGCGGATACTGGGAGAGGAACACCGATATCGTTTAAGTAATTATGCGAGCCACATTCATATACTTTTAAGGTGCAATGACATAAGCTTTGAACAAAAGAATTTCTAACAGGATAAGTTGAAAACCAACCCCATAGGCCATCAAAGTACAAAGCCCTGTTAGATAGTTGAACCTGGTCGTAAGTGAATATAAGCTTCCCATCGTATAAAGACTCTTTACGACTCATTTCACCAAAAGGAACATTTTCACCATCATGAAAAGGCACTGTAGGAATGGATAGCAAAGCAGTAACCTCTGAATCTTTAGGCCCGCAAATTGGGTTAGTAAAATCAGCTAAGGGTAATGACCCAGGATGGTGTGGTTCATAGGAGTTTGTCGGGGGAACGTGCTCAAAAGGCCAGCGAGTTTTTATATGGGGTTCTCTATTAATCGTAGTGGTGTATTCTAAATAGCAAAACACCAAACTCTGTATCCCCTCATACATCATGTAGTCCCAATAAAATGGAGGAATATGTCTGAGCGACCCATATACATTATCATAGACAAAATTCCTTTGAATAGGACGTGTTGGAGTTCCGAGGGTATAAGTAGTTCCGCTACACACCATAGGATACGGATAACCTTCTTTAGGCACTAATCTCTTACCCCATCCCAAGTAGAACATTTCATTAACAAACGCTCCTCTATACTTAGTATAATCGGATGTTAGCGGAACCGTGGGAGTCCTTATCATACAAACTATATGTGTGTCTGTAGCCTTCAACCAATAACAAACGGGTTGATTACCTACTAAAACGGCAGGGCATCCCTCATAAAAATGAGACTGGGAATTATAGTTGTCCCTTACCGCTAAAGAGCCAGCCTGACAATCCCATTCTAAATCGGGGTCAAAATTAGTGTAGGCATTTATTTGAATCCCTTCCTGTTGAAATCCCTCATATCCACGAAAGGTCTTGAGGCCCACATACAAAGGTAACTCATCAGCAGGTTGACTCTTTAAAATTACACATCGTTCCCCATCCGAGTCCACATAATCTTGTAGTTTAGTCCAAGATGCTGAACTGCACGGAGGTTGTCCCTCAACTACTCCTGTAAGCCAGCCGACTATAATAGATAACATATCTTTATAGTCAGAGGCCAGCCCTTTAATATAATCACACTGAACAGCCATACAATCTCCTCCTTAAAATTTTGAAAAGTATCGTTTAAATAATGGTTGTCCTGTTATTATGTTCACAATCCGCTCCTTACCCTCAGTAGAATTAATATACCTTCTGGCTATTGCAGGCTCTGCTATATTTACCACCTCAACTCTTGGAGCCTCTGTTTCTGGGGAAGGAAACGTTTTAGATGGTTGCTCTTTTGTTGTTTCTTTTGAAGGCTCCCGCCTTGAGAACTTTCCAGCTTCGGGTATTTCCAGCCCTACATTAATAGGTCTTACTTCCTGGGTTTTTATGCTACTAAATGTATTTGCAAACTTCATAACTTCTCTTCCAGTATTAACAGGATTTGCAGTTGGCGTATGTATTATCTTTTTATTTAGTAACGATTGTGCACTTACAAAATCACCCTGGTTTATCTTTTCAAAAAAATCCACCCCGAGTTCGCTGACAATCCTATTATTTACTACAAATTCATTTTTTGCAAGCTTTGCTACAACGGAATCTTTATCTGTCTGCCCTTTCCTTACCAATCCCGCAAATCCTCCAGAGGCAAAAGCGGGCAATTCACTGTCATCAAATGAATCTAAAACTACACCCCCAGTATAATAGCCTGGAATTAAACCGCCTTTAAATACCTTATATGACGGGAATTGAGGCTTAGGTAGTTGAAGATTATTATAAGGACCAGAAGGAGGCTTGGCTCCACCGCCTCCAGGCGCACCAGCTCCAGCAGCTCCAGATAGTAAAGACATCATCGGACCCATCAAAGAAACTGGATTAAAAGCAGTACTAGCTGCACTTGACGCTGACGCTGCAGCCAAGGAAGCAGCAGCGTTTTGGATAGCTAAAGCAGCGTTAGCTACATAGTAATGAAATGTTTGCCCAGCCGTTATAATTTCAGTTGACGCATTATTAACTGCAGATGAAAAAGACGTGGCACTAGAAGCTACCGCTGATTGAAAAGCCGAAGCATTTGACGTTCCGAACAAAGTATCCATTAACTCTTTCCCGCCTAACTTTTGAATCATCGCCTGCATCATTATCTTTAGCAGCATATCAAAATACATTTGCATAATCTGGTAGTAAAAAGCACTAAACAATCCATACCAATCCACGTCACCTTCAAATGCTTGCTTTAGTGCTGAGGTCATAACATTAGCTAAAGTTCCCCTAATAGTGTCTGCCATTGAATTAAAAGTTTGCTGAATTATACTATTAATAGTCCCGAGACTAGCTGAATAATTCATCAAGGCTTCTTTAGCTGACAACACATTCACTTTCTGTCTCTTTAAAGCCCCACCTAACTTACTTAAACTATTGATAAAACTATTCAAATCAGCAGAAGACTGTTTTAACCTCTGGGATGACTCCATCAACTTTTGTGCGTATTCCTGTAAACTTTGTGTATTTATGTTGGGGGTCTTTGCAACTTCTGGAGTAGTAGTAGGAGCTGGCGGTGTAGTTGGTTTAGTTGCTTTAGTTGGCGGTTGTAGCTTACCTGCCTCTGGCTTCACTCCAGTAGGTGCTTTTGGTGCTTTAACTCCCTCTTGACCCTTAGTAGCAGCTTCTCCTGCTGCTTTTTGCCCTGCCGTTACTTTGTAAAGCTCTCCAAGAATTCCTTTAATCCTTCCCAGCAAGTCAATCACCGACAATGCAAATTTTGAGACCATAGCATAATAGTTCAACTGAATCTGAAGTCTTGCCTCTAGTAGAGCTTTTTGCTTCTCCCGCAGTTGAATGATAGCTTTAGTAATCTCCTCCGCCCTTGTAAAAGATTCTTTTCCTACACGTTGATAGGCGTTAGCTTTTGCAAACTCTATCAAGCTATTTCTAAATTCAGTTAATGCAGAGACAACAGTATCTATGGAAGGGTTATTTTGTAGAACTTCCTGAACATACTTTCCTTGATTTATTAAATTCTCTTGTTGTGCCTTAAATTCATATTCAGGTCCTTTATACTTAACTTTAAATTCTTCTAAGGTCTTTAGCCAATCAAATTTTATCTTTGCTATTTCAACATTAAGATTTTTGATTTCATTTGTAATGTTCTTTATTTCAGTAGCACTACTTCTCAAACTATCCACAAGACCATCCAACCTTTGTGAGGCAGTTCGTCCCAGCTTAGCGAATGCCTGTTGCGCAATCATAGAATTCTCTGCATTCTTCCCTAAAAGCGCTGATAAGTCACCAAACTTACTATGAAGCGCATCAAACTCAATTATTACATCAGTTACATTCCCCTTTAGTTTTTCCAGCGACTTGATAGTATCAGAAACACCTAGTAAATCGTCCAAAGAGGCCGTCCCTGTAAATGCCTCCCGTATGGAAGAAGAAATCGACATAGCATAGTTAGCGCTCTGGAAGATAGAAGTGGAGGCTTGAGTTATAGTTTGTAAGAACTGAACTTGCTTATTTAAGAGATTATCCAAGAGATTAACAACTTGTTTCACATCCTTGGCATCAAAAGCCTTCCGATGCTTTTGAATATACTCAAGGGCCTTACCCACTTCATTAATCTTAAATTCCAAATTACTGAAAGTATCTAGGAGACCTGCATTTACCTCATTCTCAAGAGCCTGCACTGCCTCTCTTCCTACTCCCAGAACACGCATTAAACCTTCTAAGCTAAATTGACGTAAGGATGTGCTGCTTCTTAATCTTTCGGCTGCTTTAGTTATTTCATCAAAGGTAACCACCCCATCTTTTGCAGTCCTCTTCAAATCCGTAGAAATGGCCGTCCATATCTGTTCAAGGGATTGTACTAGCTCTTTTGCTTGTGAAGAGGATAAAGAAAATACTCCACGAGATAGATGTGTGATAGAAGCTAATATTGTTTGAGTCTTCTCGTAAACATCAGAGAGGTCCTTTTTCAAGTTGGCAATATTCCCTTTCTGGGGAGAAAGAAGAGTAAGTTTAACGCCGACAGTAACTTTTGAGGTTAGACTTTTTAGGTCTTTAAGTAGTTTATCAACCTCCTTTAAAATAGCCATGTCTGCTTGTTGAATACTTTCCTTAGTCTTTTGTGTAACCTTACTCGATATATCAGTTATAGTCTCATCTACAGTTTTTTGTATAGTAGCCTTTGTTACATTAATCTTATTTTCAAATTCATCTATTGCGTTTGTCATCTCTTTTAACTTAGCCACTTCGTCTTTAGAAAAGATAGCATTCTCGCCCTTTAAACTAGTAACTTCTGAAATTATAATTTTTAACCTTTCTAATTGTCCCTGCAGTATCTCTAGTTGTGGAATCCCCTCTTTAGTTTTTGGAATTGCAGAGAAAGATGCTTGGATGATAGCAAAAGTCTTTTTAAGATTTTCAAGATATTGCTTCCTACTCTCAGTAAAAGCCTTTGTAACCGTATCTATTGTTTGAGGGCTAGCTTCCCAATCCAAAGATTCAAGGTCAGCTTTCTTTTCTTTCAAAACTTTAAACGAATCAATTAACTGGTGCATTGTATCATCTAACTTTTCAAGAACTGTAGTCCCTTTTTCTAACGCTGAAGTCCACTTACCTTTCAAAATATCGGCGTTTTTCAGGAAGGCACCATTTAACTTTGTCAGTGTCGTATAAAATTGTTCAACAGTTCTTGCCACTTCTTCTGGTCCAGCTTCCATTGTAAATATCTGGTCACGAAGGCGCTTACCTATCTCCTGTATATCTTTATCAGGATAGTTCATGAGTGCAGAAGTTACAGACTCCATAAAAGCTCTAACTACTACTTTTACATCTCCACGGGAAAACATCTTTTGAATTAACTTCTGGTTCCCTGAAGATGCAACTTTATAAAACTCCTGCAGTTTATCCCGAAACACATTTCCCAAATTCGCTATCTCTATTCCACGTTCTAGCTTCACCCTTATATTTATACCCTCTTTAGCTATACTCTGGAGCTCTTTTAAAGAATCACGTAAGTCTGAGAGTTTTCCTGTCACCTCATCAATATCAGAGATAGAGGCTCGGGCCAATGCCAAGAAACTCCCAAAGGCCGTTGTAAGAGCAACAAAAACCCAGGGATTAAGAGCACCTGCGAAAAGTTCAAAAAGGCCGATAAGTTTGGGCATTATTTTACTTAGGAGTCCCATAGCACTAACTAAGGCAAGCATAACAGTGGTTATTTCAGAAAATTTAACTGCCGTCTGTTTCCCTGTATAGCCAAGATTATCCATCCATCCAATAAATAACTCTACAAGGCGTAAGACGCCCGTTATCATATCCTCAGCTCCAGCCAGTACACCTTCTATAACAGGACTCAACGAATCCATATTCTTTGCAAACTCAGTAACCAGACTATTTACCATAAGTGTTAAATGCGCTTTTAAGGAATCAGCACTCTCGCCAAATGCATCTAACAATACCTGCTGGGACTCCAACGTATTTGTAAATTCCTCTAAAATATCAGTATTTCTAATCAATACAGAGAACGCCGATGCTGCTCTCACATTCATACTATCAAAAGCATCCGCTACATTAAAACCAGCATCGTGCATCCGTTGCAAGACCTTAATTATTCCTCCTGACTTTATGTCAACATCAGACAAAGATAATCCGACTTTATGTAGAGAATCTATGAGTTTGGCTGACGGGTTTAAAAGTGCATTAATAAACTGTCTAGTGTATGTACCTGCTTTAGACGCTTGTAATCCAGCGTTTGTAAGAATACCTAACATAGCAGATATTTCAGAAAAAGTAACATTTGCCTGCGGAGCAATACCTGCAACATATCCAATAGCCGTCTTTAACCCATCGAGAGAGGCTTTAGAATTAACAATTGTATTAAAAAGAATGTTGGAAACCTCTTCTGCCCTACCTGCATCCATACTCCATGCACGTAATACAGTAGTAATAACGTTTGCTGAATCTTCTATAGATGCACCCGTTGTGTACGCTAGCTTAGACCCTGTTTCTAAAATCTTAATTGTATCCTGGATAGAATAACCAGCCTTAGCTATCTCTGTTCCAGCTTTTGCCAACTCAGACATAGAATAGGCAACAGTCTTTCCTAGCTCATCAAAAGCATTAGTTAAGGTTTCGATATCTTGAGAGGAGGCTTGAGTAATTGCGCCTAAAAGTTTCATGTTATGTAGGAATTCTATAGCTTCCTCATTTAATCTTCCGAGGAACAAGTATGCCTGCCAGAATAAACGTAGCTGGATAAACCAATTAAGTCTAAATATATCCAAGATAGATGCACCAGCTTCCCGTCTGACTTGCTTTTCTTTTAATGTTTCTAAAGTCTTTAACTTTGTATTAACCTCATCTGCTTCTCTAGCAGCCTTATCAAAGGCACTAGCGTAAGCCCCAAAAATTTCCTGAAGTTCCTTAGATTTTGGGATAGTGTCAGAAATCTGCTTCAATAACTTTGCGTACTCATCGTTCGCCTTCAGAATGTCAAGGTAGAGCTTAGGTGTGCTTTTAGTAGCTTCGTTTAGCTTCAACAAACCCTCTGGAGTCTTCATCTCCTCCAGAGAAACGCCTGTCTTGACTGAATATGATTGGAGACGAGCGTTAAGCTCTTGTGCCCTCTGGAGAAGACGAACCATGTTGTTTAGCTCTTGAACATCCTTCCGTTTGATATTGTAAGTCTCTTCATCAACATTTTTAATAAAGTTAGCATCTTTCAAAATCTGGTCATTTAAATCCCTCCACTTCTTTATCTCTTTAACGGTAGCATCTACAAAGCCACCTACAGCTTCATAGTCGCTCTTGATTTTTCTAGTAGGACCAATAAATGCCTCTCCCATTTCACTAATAACACGCCTAACCTCTTCTAACTGATTCATTGCCTTTGTAATATTCTCAAACTCTCCAACACCAACCTGTTTATTTAAAGAAGTCAGGGACTTAGTGAATTCCGAGTATCCTTCAAAATTTCCTACTCCAGAATATTGCTCTAAGATTTTCTTAGCCTCGTTTGCTTGAGTGGCTAAGGTTTGTTGTATGTTTTTTGGAAGCTTATCTATATTTGCAGTCGCATAATTAACTAATTGCTGAGCATACTCATAAATTTTTCTGTAAATAGTTTCTTCTTTAAACAAGACAGATAGCATTTCATCGTTTATAGACACGCCTTCTTTAAGAGCAGTATTTACAGATTCTATCAGCCTCCGCCATTTTTCAATAACATTTCCACCTTGCTGCAGGTCTGCTATTCTCTCTTTAATCTGGGCAGTAAGGGTAGCTTCACGCTCCTTAAGAATATCAGCAAAGCTAACTTCCTTCAGCCCTGCCATTACTTCACGCACCCCTTTTATTCTATCCTCTAAAACCTTTGCAGAGTCAGCTAGGGCCTTAAAAGGATTAGTTGTGGGGGTGACTGTAAATACTTTCTGCAAAACAACGCCAACGTCAGTAAGACGCCTCTGCAAAGTATTCAATTCAGTCGTAGTAAGTCTTTGTAAGACTGTTTCTGGAGAAGAAAAGAACTGCTCTAGGGTTGTACTCTTAGATGCAAGATAGTCATTTAAAGACTTCAACCTACGCTCAAATTCAGTAGTTATGTTTAACTCTTGTTCTACAGAAGTGAGTGTTTTAAGTGTGGATATCCTCTGCTCATCCGTTGCTGCCTTATTCCTAAGTTGTTCTGTGTATAGAGAACGGAGTGCAGAAGCGTAACTGCGCAAGGAAGTTTTTACCTGTTCGGTTGAATCAATAGTTTTAATGAAATCCGAAGTGTCAATAGAAATTTTAAATTCTGTGGCTTCCAGGTTCCTTTTAATTACCTTTACCTTTTCTTCCAGAGCAACCAACTTACTTGTGTCAATAGCAAACATAGATTCTTTTGTAGGAATTGTAAGCCTCTGGATAGTTTCTACGACAGACTGGTATGCCTTTTTAATAGCTTCCACATTTTCAAAACCACCTACAGGAAATTCAAACTTACCTGTCCCAACCAGGTCTAACATTCCCTTCAACAGATTCTTTTGTTGCTCCAGAATACGTATGTGCTCAATAGAGCCTGCCTCATACTTCTGGGAAAGAGAAACTAGGGTTTGATATTCTTTGGCTATAGAGGACACTACATTTTTCTTTACTTCGCTTAAGCTGAGGTCTTCTTCAACTCCTATCACCCCTTTCTGAATAGCTAGTATAACCTTATCTACGACTGACAAATACTCTCTATACTGGTTGGTAGCCTCCGAGATTAGTTTAGTCCCTTCAGCTAGAGATTGTCTTACTTCGGCTTCAAGCCTACTTCTACGCCGTATCAGCTCTATGGCCTTAGACTCAAATTCTTCCGATACTTTTATCTGCTCAACCTCTTTTGTTCTCTCGGCAATTAAGCTCATAAGTTCAGTTTTATAGGTCTTGATAGATTCCGTATCCACTCCAAGTTTTAGACGCTCTTCCTCGGACAACTTCTTTGACAACCCAACAATTAATTCCAGAGTTTTCTTTGCAGATTCCAACTGAGCTAGTTGTTGCTTAGGCATCAAGTTCACATCTTTACCTAATTCTACAAACCTCCTGTAAACTTCCACTAAGTTATTCGTAACAGCATATCTATTCTCAACGGCCTTCAGGAGAAAATTTTCTATATCTACACCATCTCTCTTAGCTCTAATATACTGGCGTTCCATCTCCTCTAAGTTCTTAACCACATCAACTCCAGCCACTTGTAAAGCAAGAACCTTTTCCAGATTACGAGCAATATCCTTCTGGGCAGATAACTGGAAGGAAAGAGATTCCAGTTTTATTTGTTCACTTCCAAAGGCCTTTCTTATCTCTTTTGCAGTAGATTCACTAACAACTCCTAATTGAGTAATTATATCAAGAGAGTCCACAATCTGTTTTTTAAAGTTTAGTACAGTCTCAGTCGGGAGTTTCAAATTGTCCAATTTCTTATAATTTGTAACAAGTTGGTTGATTAGCGTAGTGATAGCAGAAAGTGTAGTTTCAGATTCAGCAGCAGACTTCCCTGTAGCCAAGCTATATTCGTTTACGGCCTTGATTAAACGTTTTGTAGCAGCTAAAGGAGAAGAAGATATAGTCGTCCCGATGGAAGCTAAGTCATTTTTAAATTTCTCAAGAGCAGTTGTTTCGGCTAGCTTTTCCTGAGTCTGCACTAACTGGTCAAATATATTTGCAGCATTCGTCCCCTCAGTTAAAACAAACATTGACTTCAATACCCTTAGCTGCTCTTCAAGAAACACCTTCCGCCCTCTCACACCAACCAATGAACTTCCTAGAGCCTCTGAGTATTCTCTTTCATATCTAACTAAGTTACTGAGGTATTGTTCTGCTTGCTCTAAAAATTTCGACTCTTTAACTAAGTCAGCAACCTTCTTAGCTTCCACTTCCTGACCACTTCTGGCCAGAGATAATAGGGCGCTATAGAAACTATCCTGCACCTTTAAAATATTGTATCCTTCTTTCAAATATTCGGTTAGGGTAAGTATTTGGCTCTTGTACTTAGCAGCCATGTCAACAATAGATGAGATTACATTTAAACTCTTTCTCCAACCTTCTTCCCCAGTTTTTAGCTGCAGGTTACTTTCTAATTGCTGGGAAACAAAAGCTTTATATTCCTCACTTACACGAAGTAATTGGGAGCGAATTTCCTTGAACTTCTTTAAATACGGGGAAATATCAATTTCTTTCTTTGCTCCTTCCTCTCCTCCTTCCCCTTTTACTTTTTGTATAGTATCAATAAGGAAAGACATTTCTCCTTGTAACCTACTAACTTCAGCCCGCATTGCAGAAATACCACTATAGTCAAACCCTTGCAGTAACTCCCCAACCTGCTTTTCGTCCATCGTAACGCTCATCAAAACCCGTTTAAATTTTTCAGCCTCTGCAATCAGCTCCTTAAAATATCCACCCCTATGTATTCCCTCCCCAGTCAAGAACGTTGGTATGACTAAGCTTCCACTAATAGTATTTATTTCATTTGCAAAAGCCGTTGCTTGTTTCAATAAGGAGTCAAATGATTTGGAAAAACGTTCCTCTATCCGTTTTGTAACTTCTGCGGAAATTTTGGATAGCTGACTATACTGCCCAGCTATCTCCGTTATCAATTGTTTATTTCCTGCAGATGCAGCAGAAGCCAACCTTACAGATAAATGCTGGAGATGAGCATACACGTTTTCAATGGCAGTCTTCATCATATTTAACTGCCTAACACCTTCTTGGAAAAGTGCCTCAAACTCTTTCTGCTGGGAAGGAGAAGTGAGCTTAAGTTTAGAAATAGCTTTGGTTGTATTTACAAGTTGCTCGAACCTTTTTGTGTAGGAGTCAACTAAAGATGTAAGAGATTCCTTGACAGCTTCAACGTCAACTTTTACCGTCTTTTTTACTAATTCTAAGGCCTTTGTATTTGCATAAACAGGAATGTCAATTTTAAATCTTGAAACGTCTAGCTTTACTTTATTTAGGTCCTTTATGAACCTAGCCGTATCTATACCTAAGTCTGCATCAATTTTGATATTAACATTATTCTGTAACTGCCTTAACTGTCCCAGCAGTTCGTTAATTACTTTGTCAATACTTCCCGCTGCATCTACAATCAATTTAAACGGAACAGTAAAACCTTCCATGTTAGGCATTTATCTCACCCTCTTCTTAGTTATTTTTAATGGCGTTTGAACCTGTGCTCCAATAGACCCAACAAAAGTTTTTACAATATCATCATCCTCAGACATTACAGCTTCATTCACGTTTTTAGCCTCTACTTTTTTCTTAGGTCTTTTCCTATCTGTTTTTATTTCTCTAATTATATTACTTGGTTTAAGAGTATCCGTCAATTTTGTCCATAACTTATTTATCTCTACATTACCCTCTTTAGTCAAGTCTTTAGCAGTATAAGCAGCAACACGCAAAAGATTAGCTAAGACTAACCAATCACGTTTCTCTTCATTATAGGTATGGTTGTAGAATTGATAAACCAATTGAATGGGATAGACCCAGTAAAGGTCGTTATATGAATGGCCTTTGGAGATGAGGTACGAAAATATCTGAGTTATTGTTACTTCTTCTGGAAGAGGAGAACTTAACTGTTCGTCTCCCCGAATCCTATTGAAAAAAAATTTATAAGAACCTCTTTATTTAAACGCCATACTGCAGCAGCAATCTTAACAGCTACATCGGCACGCAAGTTCTCAATTTCCTTTGTAGGCACGTCCAGCACCTTAGCGAGTATAGGAGTTATATCTGGGAGAATGAAGAAAGCGATTTTAATTATGTCTCTAAGAGTCAAAGATGGACTCATTGTAAGCTGAGGGAAAGCGTCTGCTATTTTGTCAACTAAAGGAATTAAGTCTTGAGATATTAGAGTAAGCTTTCCAAAACTCAATGGCGTTATCTTATAACCTTCTATCTCTTCAATCTGAAATAAAGTATCATCACTATGCTGATTAGTTGTCGGCATAACCAAAACCCCCCAAATCTATCTGAATGTTATCTTTTACTCTGAAGGCCCCTGAAATGTCAGGGGCCAACTCCCTATAGCTTTAGCCACTAAAAGGCATAAGCTCAAAAGTCTGTAGGTATCCAAATGGTATTGAAACAACAGGCTTTCTGTCAAGTAGTTTTGCAGAAACATCCCTCTGACAGAATAACCTAAAGCCACCAGTAATCCAGTTTTCCATATCAAAAGTGAAGTTACCATCTGGAACAAGAGAACAACGAGGAATTACATGAATCATAGATGTTCCGATTTCAGTGGCCATAGTCATTACAGCGCAACCGAACACTCTCTTGAACGCCCTTCTAGTTCCAGTCACTGCAAAACCGTAAAAACCCTCGTCTGCAAGTACCCACTCAAAACCGTTCCAAGAGAGAATAGTATCTGCACGCCATAAGTCAGAACAGTCATCAACACAAGGACGACTATCCACAATAGATAGAACAGCATCGTTGACACTAAAGAGAGGGTCACTACCATAAGAGTCATTGGCTGCAGTTCCTTTAGGCCTGATATATGTCCATGTTCCAATTGTTTCAGTAGCAAAGTCAAGATTTGCATAAGCCAACCACTGCCTCTTTCTTTCCCAGTCTCCTACCAAAGGAGCTTCATAGTTTCCACCAATTATAAAACCATAAACACCATTTGGTGGTTCCCCTGTCTTTCCAGCATTCAACCATACAGACCTTACTGCGTCAAGAGCTTCTGCAGGGTCGCCGATGCTCTTGTTTATTACAGTTATAGTTGAATTGTAAGAACCTTGGAAAGTATAGCTTGGGTCTTCCATAAGGTGTAAAGTAACACCTAAATCCGTTGGCTGGGAGACAAAGAACTTACCCAAGTTTTCAATCTCAGGCTCTTCAAAGCTGAAACTATATTCAATCGGCCTTTGTAAAACAATAACTCTGTCAGTCTCCTCATAGCCTAAGTTAGATATTGTATGCTCCAAAGTCTGTAGGTCTCCTCCCAGACTTGGATTGCTTATAGACCCAAGGTAATACTTCTTCCTAATGTCGTCTGGAGTTCCAACAGCATTACCGTGATAATTAATCACCTGCCCTGTGGTATCGGTAATACCGAAAATCCCGTTGACCAAGGCCTTCCAATCCACCCACCTTGAAAAGTTTCCAGAGTAAGGGATTGGAGAAAAGTATATTTTAGGAATACCCAGGGTATATGAATCAGGATTTCTCAAATTCATCCTTTCTTTTGTAGCCATATCAATTTACCTCCTCTTATGTTTATAACAGGAAGGGGATG